ATCATCATTCGTCCCGTGTCTGTGACACCTCCGGTATGAAACGTAGCATGGTTGGCCACGTTCATTGCCCTAGCCAAGCAAAGCGGTAATCGCCTAGCTAGTGAAGGCAATAGAGCACATGGTAGCTAAACGCACGATTGCTACGAATTGGGAGCCGGTGCAGCCTATGCTGCAAAGAGTACATTGCACATGGTGTGTAGTGTATTCTTCACCAGCATAGGAGCTATTATGTCCAACTTCAAGATCATTGAAGACGCCGGTGCTCTGAACAAGGGCATCGTGCTCAACGCGGAGAACCTGAGCAAGACGCAGGACGAGATGCATGTCCACGCTGTCTCTGTCCTCGTTCACGCTGCGCTCGGCGGCATCCAGCCGCTGCGTACGTTCGACAAGCTGATCCTTGATCAGAATCCGAACCTTCGCACGTCCTTTAATCAGTTCGTCCGTCGTTTCCAGACGGAACTGATCGACGGCAAGGCCGTCTCGTCGAACATGAAGTTCCTCGAATACACGAAGAAGGGCGGATGGGCTCTGATCCGGGATACCAATGCGGAACGTACCACGTTCATCAAGCACGCCGAGGAAAACCTGATCAACCCGAACGGCAAGGAACACAAGCGTTTCTATGAACGCGACAACGTCGCCGAAGAGAAGGCTTTCACCTCCGCCGATGTGACCAAGCGTCTCAAGGCTCTGCTCGCCATGTCCTCGAAGGACGGCAGCGACGTTTCCGATGAGATGTATTCTCTGCTCAAGAATACCGTGCTGTCCGCCGAACGGCTCACGGTCGCTACTCCGGCTCATGCCGGCACCGTCCACTAGTCATGTTCAAGGCTAGTATCGAACTGATTACCCTTGTGTCTTTCGCAGGGGTAGTCATGTATTGGGCTGCGTACTTCGCCCATTAACAAGGAGAGAAAGATGAAGAGCCCATATGCCATCATGACAAAGGATGGCTGGAAGTCCCTTCCGGTAGAATTCCACCACGTTGATGACGATCACAAAACGTGGTGGAAGAACGCATTCCCTTTCTCGAAGGAGTACGACAAGTTGTTCGGACGAGAGTATAAACTGTCCGAGGAATAGCTGACAACAGCAAGTGCACACGGGAAGGTTTTAGTACCGTGTGCATCATGGTGTTGTTAGGTGCAGGATTAAGTACAAAACTGCAACACCACTTCGTCTTGAAACTGTGTGGATAAAAGCAATGAACCATAAGTCGTCCTTTAATCCGGATAAAGGGTGCTAAGCAACACCTAGAAAAAGGCTCGATGTATTCTCCATTGTCGCAGTAAAATCAGAGCTAGTAGACACGGAGGCTAGCACTCATCTCGGTCAAACAGGTGCAGAATGCATCATAAACCTAGAGACGCTGTTCATTCGACCTGAGTAAGTCAGTAAACTGCTCCGACATTGCAATGTCGTTAATGTAGATTATGGTCAAAATTGTAGAGACAGTAAAAAGGACTGGTAGGTGTCAGAGACCTACCAGTCTCATTGTGCTGTCTTCTAATTGCTAGGAAACGGTGGCGGAGTCTGCCGAAATGTAGGTTTAGTAAACCTACCAGCACAAATAATAAGGCTTCCTATCATCATGCAGGCATAGGTGCGAAATGAAGACTGATTATAAGGGAGATGAATGGAAGTACAATGTAGATTCCTTCTTTCGCCTTTGTGAGATCTATAAAATCTCCCTCTACAACAAAGAGCGGATTTGGGAGTGGTTGCTTCGCATTCATGCTAGATATCCTCGGTATCTGACTATGCCTGAAAGGCTGCACTAATGCAGATCTTTGCACAGACACCAGCCGGACTCGTTGATGTAGCATCCGAGTTCAATAAGGTAAAAGAGTCCTACCAAAAAGAAGAATATGGACCGCTGTTCCAGCGTGAACTTTGGAGGACTATGTGTGCCCTCCATATTCAGTATCCCAAGTATCTGGGACTTCCCCTCAAAACTCACGGAGTTTAATCATGGCTATTCGCAAGATCACCAAGGGCTCGTACTTCAACGCTGGCACTCTCGGCCAGAAGATGTTGGAGGCTGCCGCTGCCGCCAATGCCAAGGCGAAGGGAGGCTACCTCCGCGTTCCGGCCATGATCCTGAACTGGCAGCCGACCAAGTAATTATGTCACAGGCTATTATTCTTGAAGAAGAGGAATCAAATAAAACCTATATAACTAAAAGGGTATTTGGTTGTTTTAGAAAACTCGAAGAAGCGGAGATTATCCGAGACAAAAAAGTTTCGGAAGGCTATACTCTTCATTTCTTCGGGTTTAACTCTGAGACTCTTCAGTGGGAAGTAAAGCTATACTTCTCTCTCTGCATTTCTGCAAAATAGGAGAACGGAAATGAAAGCTACTATTCAGAACCTCGTCGAACATGCTCGCAAGTGGTACATCCAGACCAAGAACACCTGTGAAGATCATGTCGTCATCGACGAGAATACGATCAACGCCAAGTTCTCGCACTCGGAACTGGAAGAGGCTCATCGTCAGGGCTACCTTCACCGTCCGGCTGGCTCGGACCGGTACTACATCCGTTTGGCATAGGTAGTAAAACGCTACTTCCTAGCGTAACGCTACGCGAGTTACTTCCTATCATCAACTGGCCCCGTGGATAATCCTGCGGGGCTTTTTCTTAGGTGCGACAATGTATTACTGTTACGTAAAGCAAAACAGTGAGAACGAATTTCTAGTCAGATGTGTGCCTTCAGAATTTATTCTGTTTAGGGCTAAGACTAGGAAAGAAGCAGAAGAATACGCTGTAAAGTACGCTAATCGTAGAAGGCGTGATAAAGAATTAGAAGAAAAATACGAAAAAGAAAAGAAGTATTTTTAATCATTCAAACCCACAAAGAGAGGTAAGATCATGAGTAAATTCTTTATTATCATGAGTATTATTATAGCTATCGGTTTTGGTATGATGTTAGGTCCCATCCTTTACAAGATTTCTTTTATGCCACTAGATGCGGCCATATTCGCATATGGAGTTTTTGTACTGTTTTTATCTTGTGTAATATTAATGCTGAAAGAGATTCTGTTTTAGTAAATTACTAAAGGCTCCGTAGCTCAGCTGGATGGAGCGTCTGCCTTCTAAGCAGAATGTCGTAGGTTCGAGTCCTACCGGAGTCACCATTTATCTAGAGGAGGCTTAGTTGTACAGTTTCGCATCAATTAAAATACCCGGTTTGTTTTTTATAAACACTACAAACAGTCTATACACGCAAGAATTTCCAGACAAAGGGCTTTCTGAAGAGGCTAAATTTATTATCCACTTCAATGACGAGTATTTAGGAGAATTTCGGCTTTCTCCAGTACAGGGTTGTTGCGGTATGGTTGTAGTTTCCGGCATGTGGCTTGATAAAAAATATCGTGGCGGTATTTACAGCGATGAAATTCGTTCTTTGAAAGAAAAGCTCTGTAAAGCCTTGGGCTATTCAGTTATGTTGGCTACAACTCAAATGAAAAACACTCCTGCTGTTCGAAATATGGAAAAAAGCGGTTATAAGTTTGTTCACTCTTTTGTCAATAAAAGAACTAAAAACCTACTTAGCGTAGGTATAAAAGATATCTAACTTAAGGGCGGGTAGGCTAATGGTTAATGCCGCAATTCTTATAAAGTTGTGATTGTGGGTTCAAGTCCCACCCCGCCTACCAAATTCACAGTATAAGCCGATAACTCAGTGGTAGAGTAGTGGACTTTTAATCCAACGGTCGAGGGTTCAAATCCCTCTCGGCTTACCAACTCCTAATGGATATACAACATGACCAAAGCACGCATTGCAGAGCTTGAGGCTGAGGTGGCGCGGCTTACGAAAGCGCTTGTTCGCGAGCGGTACAATGCCATCGAGAAGATCAACCTCAACATCGACCGTCACCGCGCTGCCGAGGCCCGCGTGAAGGAACTGGAGTCAAGGCTGGAATTCTACCGCAATGAATGGTCATTCAAGCCGTTTTTCTTGAAATAACTTCCTAACGTTGCTTAAAACAACTTCCTAGCGTAACGCTACCGTTACTTCCTATCATAAATCGTGCCCGTGGCGAAATGGTAAACGCGGCAGACTTAAAATCTGCTGTCTTTGACTTGTCGGTTCGAGTCCGACCGGGCACACCACAATTCTAACTCAGTTAAAATGGAGAATGAAATGCCACTCTGGAAGATCTCAGACCATCCTACTGATAAAGATTTGTCTTTTGTTACTAACAGTGATCCAATTGGGAGTTATAGTTTAAACGGTATTTGTAAACCAAAAATTGCACTAATGTTAAAACACAGTAATGGACTAGTGAAATTCTCAGCCGAAGTAGGACAATTCCCGTCATGTTGTGGGTTAGTTTTAGCGAATGGTTTTAGTGAAGGATATAGTCCTCCAAAAGAACATATTATTTTCTTTATGGAAAAACTCAAGAAATTCGCTTTCAAGACATGTGGGTATTCATCTGTTATTTGTGTTCTGAATAGTCCACAGAGAGAGAAGTGGGGCGATGCTTTCGTGGAAGCTGGGTTCAAAGAACTCAAAGAATACGCTTTCGTGAATACTCGGACTCATAAGGTAATTACTCACTACATTGCTAACAAGACTTAAAAGCAATGAGCTTGGTCTACTACATTGAAAGGTGTAGACGCTTAGTCCTATGAAACTCGTGTTGAGATCCGTGTGAGATCAGCGCTAGAGAGCCGTAGGGACCATTTTCTATTTCAGGCTACCTCACTAGCCAAAGAGTGAGAAATCCCGTGTAGACCCTGTTTCTACCGATTCTAGGAGGTAATTATGAAATCAGAGAAGTATGATCCTCAAGAAGCTGAGCTTGAGTTTCCCTGTCTTATGCAAAATGGACTGGGGACTGTCTTCCTAATAAATCGAGATCAAGTAGGTATCGTTATCTTCTCGGGTGGAAATTCTCATCTTCAAATAGGAGATGAAATAGGAAAACTTTCGGAAGAAAGTATAGATGAATTTAGGAGATTCACTGGAACCATCACTCTTAGGAGTGATGAATGATGAAGCTTAGAGATAAGTTCTCTTCATTTGAAGAATTTAATTCGTGGTGGCACAAAGAGACCCAAAAACACGTAGATATTCACTCTATTTACTGGGACGGCCAGTTCGACGATATACCGTATGTTATGTGGGAAGAGAATGGAGAATGTGATGAAAGTCCTTTATCCACTTAAATGGTTTGACAAAGAATTCAGTCATAAACTCCAGAACTACGAGAAGAGAGGGTTTTGTTCCAGCTTCCTATCATCAACGCACTTTACAAGAGTTATAGTGTGGGAGACTTAAATGAAACTGTCGCAAATTGGCGTGAATTTGAAAGAGTATTTCCGTGGGTATGACCGGGGAAGACTCGATATGAAAACTAAGGATTTATATAGGTTTTCTGACAATGACAGCAAATCTTTCCGCAATGGTTATCGGAAAGCAGTGAATAAATTCCTCTCTGATTCCGATAATATGATGGAGTATTCTGAGGTTTATTGAAATGAAATTAATAACATTCACAATAGAAGATTATAATAAAATTCTTAAGGAAACTAGAGAAAACGTTTTAGTCTATTTTAGAGATCATCCGAATAATAAAGATTTGGTTGAAAAATATGGTGAGGGTCCTCATATTGTTAGGCAAGTGACTCTCGGATACGCTGGCCCTGTTTTGGTTTTTTACAATATCTCTAGATCTTTAAAGGCTTCTAGATTTTTCTTAGTAATGCCTACAGAAAAGGAATTTTATCCTGAGGAATTACTAATATGAAAAGTGCGTTGAAAGCGGCAACTACTTATTATGATCTTGCAGAACGTTATCCCCATTGTCCTATTTTAAATGGGTTTGAGAGAATAGAAGTAGGCGATGTTATCGAGATAACTGGTATTGTAGATAATTTCAAGTTTCCAGAAGGAACTAAAGCTAGAGTTCTAGAAATAACAAATACTTCAGCAATGGCCTTAAATAATCACAAGGAATATGGTATTTACGACCGTGTTAATGGTAGATTATTTTTTCTAGTTGATGTGTCTACTGTACCGGGGCTTTACACATGGATGATATTCTCTGATGATGTAAATTATAGGATTGTCAATAAAAGAGCTAAAATCGAACCGTATCCTGAGGAGATGTTAGAATGAAATACGAAAAGAAAGTATTCGTAGGCAACGGAGCTTTTGTTTCCAATGTTCTTCGGATGTTCACTTCAAGAGGCTGGAAGATTGCAGGACCTGATGAGGCTGATTTTCTCTGTCTCACTGGAGGTGGGGACCTGAATCCCGCAATGTACAATGAGAAGCCTCTGAGAACTACATACTTTTCTGAATCACAGGACAAGTATGATCTTGACCTCATTGAGAAGTTCAAGGACAAACCGAAGCTTGGTATTTGCAGAGGTGGTCAGATCCTGAATGTCTTCTCTGGTGGGAGTATGTTTCAGGATGTTAACAATCATGAAAGGCAGCATGCCGCTGTTGACAAAAGGACTAACGAGCTCTTCGCTGTGTCTTCTCTTCATCACCAGATGATGATCCCGAGTAAGAATGCAGAGATTCTCGCAGTAGCTTTTGTATCTACTGAACGCTTTCGTTTTGAGGCTTCGTACATTGTCAAAGACAAAGAAAAGACGTTCAAGGATGATATTGAAGCTTGTTACTATCCTGACACAAAGTCTCTTTGCTTCCAGCCTCACCCGGAGATAGGTCCGAAACCCTGCACGGACTATTTCTTCGATCTCATCGATGAGAAATTCTTCAATAATATCGGAGCATAATATGTGCGGAATATGTGGTGTTATTTCTGATTCATTTTCTTCTCCGGAAGAGAAGGTCATGCAACATCTCTTGTATGTCTCAGCCTTACGAGGCAGGGATTCAACAGGTGTTTTTTCTGTAGCAGAGAGTACGGCTCCAAGAAAACCTAAGAATGCTACTCTTACTACACAAGTCAGTAAGACTCTGACACCTTCACCTTTAGTTATTCTTGATGGTTCTAGTGACATCAACAAGATCATTAGAGACAACAGGAATTATGCGGTGGTGGGACATTGTCGTGCTGCTACCAAGGGTTCTGTCAGTGTCGAGAACGCACATCCTTTCGATAGAGAGAATGTGGTTGGTGTGCACAACGGAACTGTAAACAAGCTTTTCAAGAATTACGAAAAGTTTGGTACAGATTCTGAGGGCATTTATGCACTTATTGATGAGATGGGTGTAGAAGCTGCTCTTAATGAAATTGAATCTTTTACTACTGCATACGCTCTTGTCTGGTTTGACAGGAGAACAAACAAGATTAATTTCATTAAGAACAAAGAGCGCCCTCTGTTCTTTACATATTTCTATGGAACACGTAGCTTGATGTTTGCGTCTGAAAGAGAGTTCTTACAGCTCGCTGCAGAGAGAACAAACATGAAAATAAATAATGGGGGTGTCATTAAAGGAGATGATCCGATATTCACCCTTACTGAGCACCATTTAATGCAGGTGGATGCTACGAATCCTGCAGAAAGGACTTTCTCAAAGATAGAAATAAAAAAGCCTGTATACCGAGTTACAAATTACTCGGGCCAGCATTCAAATTTTTGGGACTCTGGTTGGCAGGATTCAACGGGAAATAAAAGTGTTGACGGGTTAGATTGGGTCAAGTCTGAAAGACTGACTCGTCGCCAAAAGAAAGCTTTAGCTCAGAAAGAGAAGCAAATTTCTGAAGTTAGAGAAATCCTGCTAGCCATGCCTTCGAACTATGAAGGTAAGTTCGTTACGATAGGCGAGCGTAAGGATACTTGGACAGCAGGATGTTGTTTGTGTAATGCTTCTTTTGAGGCAACCAACACAGCACCTGAAGACATCAAGTATCTTGAAATTGGAAGTGGTATCTGCTCGATTTGTCAAGAGCAACATTGGGTTCAAGAGTACCTTCTTGATCCTGCAAAGAACCAAATCACCTGTAACTAAGGAATTACTATGACTACTTTTGATAAAGACCATCCTTTCAACAAGGATTTCTATGACTTCATCACCAGCAAAACCGCTGGTAATCAGAATTACGTTATTGTGTCTGATTGTAACAATGTTCTTAATAAGACTGTATACAGAACTCGTCCTTGTTACGGGGAGATGCGTCCCTACCACAAAACTCACCCCAAGGAAGTTAATGATGGTGTGTATATGCCGGGAGACCTGCATGTAAGGTTTCCTGATGGGAATCCCGTAGCTGTAGCTGTCAGGCTTTCCAGTCCTCATGAGAATCGTACTAAGTTCTTTGAATTCATGGCTTCTGAAGAAAGCCCTTATAGTGCTCCCTTTAAAGAAGTTGAATTCGTTAGAGATTCGAACAAGGACATAAACGGTTTTATTCTCCGAGATACAAATTATAATCCCACTATTCTTGTAAATCTCCTGATTATGAATAGGAGTGATTACAGTGGACGAAGCTCTGTTTACAAGAGCTTTATTGCAGAGGGGGCTAATCCTCTTGAAGCTCTTGTCTTGAATTTTATATATGGTAAATCTTGGCTTAACTCAGGTGGCTATGATTTTGACCTAGCTGCAACAATCAAGAGACTGTTTGGAAATAATCCGGTTAACAACTCTGTTAACCATGAAAATTTCTTTGATCGAGCTGTCTACAACAGACCTTACATGCCCTGTTCTTTCAATAATCAAAAGGACGAATCTTTTGAGACGTTGTTAGAATTTGGCAGCTCCAAAGAATTTAAGGCAGCAAATAGTCCTTCGAAAGCCTTGGGGCTTCTTCGCGAACGAACCTCCAACCTCTAAAGGTCAATCATGGGTAATCTTATAGCAGAAAATTCTGATGGTTTCCTTAAGACTGATATCGTAGACCCCAAGATTCTTATTGGGGCTGATCCTGAACTCTTTGTCTTTGACAAGGACAAGAAGGAATTTATCTCTGCTCATGATATTTTTCCCGGAACCAAGATGATTCCTTTTGAGGTTCAGGACGGGATGATTCAGGTAGATGGCACTGCATTTGAGTTCAATGTAAAGCCTTCTTCTACTCCCGGTCAGTTCTTGGAGTCTATCTCGAATGTCCTGAGCATCTCTTCTTCTATTATGCGGAAGAGAAGTACAGCTCTAGAGTTCCGAGCTGTGCCTCATGTTCTTTACAGCAAGGCTTATTTTGACAGCCTTCCTGAAGAGTCGAAGGAGCTTGGGTGTGATCCGGACTTTAATGCTTATACTGGTGAACCCAATCCTAAGCCGTCTACAGATCTTCCTCTGAGAACTGGTTCTGGTCACATCCATACTGGCTGGCGAGCGGATGGTGATAAGTGGGAGGATGATCATTTCTATAACTGTCGCCTCATGTCCATACAGCTTGACTGTGCCCTGTTTATCCCGTCCCTTCTCTGGGACAATGATGATAGGAGACGTGATCTTTACGGTAATCCGGGGGCATTCAGACCTAAGTCTTATGGATGTGAGTATCGTGTTCTGTCCAATAAGTGGATCAGTGATCCCAAGCTGATCAAGTATGTTTTCTCTGCTACCAAGAGAGCCTCTGAAATCTTGTTTGAGAATTGCCGGTTGGCAGCAGACAAGGACATCAGAGATTTCCTTAAGGATATCTTGTCTAGCCCCCTCAAGCCGAAGAAGACTGAGCTCATCGATTATGTGACCATGCTTGAAAACGACTTTGATTTTCCTGTCTTCCCCTTGGAGTATTTGTGATGGAATCCGTTGTTGACATTCCCTTTTTAGAGGAGCCTTTGGGTGTCCAGAAAAGGTATGATAATATAGCGGATGCTGCAATGAGACTACAGGGGAGTATAGTCCGGTTCAATAAACGGGCTGTCTTTATAGATGGGCCTATTGCAGGTCCCGCTGATGATCCTGTATTTTTTGCGTACTATTTGTCTGCTTCAGATAAAAGTACTCCGTTTAATGTCAGAGTGAACTCCCCTGAGTTGGATGTGTCTTCTCCACCACTTGGATACACTTTTGATAAAGAAAGATTATCTGAGCCGGTTTTTATTTCCAGAAATCCGGAGAGAAGACAGAAGCAGGGTTTTGATAAGGGGAGAGCTAAGTATAAGAGTCATTCTTTCTACGAATCGGACATGCACAAACTTATTCATGGTGGTGCATGCTGGGTGGCTTTGTCTAAGACTATCGAAGGAATTTACTCATCATTTGATGAGTGTAAAGAAAATCAAGGAGCTTTCTCAAGAGATCTGGCAATAACTAGGGACAAGGAAAGAATTCAATTCTTAGGATTTATGGGAGATACTATAGGTGTTTTCACAAAGTCCGGGATTGCTCTTGTGTCTAAATTCAGGACCAAAGAGTTCAGGGAATATTTGGAACAGAACGGTGTGAAATTATGATTCTTGAAAAGCTTCTTGATGTTCCTTTTAATGCTAGAAATGTTAAAGGGGATGTTGGTATTGAAATTGAAGTAGAGGGAAAGAACCTTCCAGAAGTTATAGAGGGGAATTTCTGGAAAGTAGTAGCAGAAGGGTCCCTAAGGCACGGGTATGAATATGTTCTCAAGAGTCCTATTTCTGTAGGTCGTCTCAAAGAGTCTTTGGCTGAGTTCGATTCAGCTTTTGCTGAAAATAAGAGTGAACCAATCTCGTCTATTAGGACTTCAGTACACATCCACATTAATGCGAACAAGAGCTCTGTAGTAGAGCTGTATAGGTTCTTCGCATTGTATTGGTTGGTGGAAGAGTTCTTGGTGGGCCTCAATACTCCAATTCGAGAAGGTAATCTCTTCTGCCTTAGACAAATAGACGCTGACGGTTTGATGTCTGAAATTATCAAAGCAGCTGCTAATGGCAGCATCCCGAGGTTTAGTGTTGATTCTGCTAAGTATGCTGCACTGAATATGTCGGCTTTACAGAAATATGGAAGTCTAGAATTCAGGTTCATTAAGGGAACTACGAATAGTAGGATAATCCATTTCTGGGTTAAAGGATTGTACGATTTCTTTATTATGAGTAAGCAAATAAAGGATCTTGACACGATTCTTTCTATGAATGTAAGTGATCCAATCCCGATCTTGAAGAAGATCCTTCCTATAACTCTTCTTTCTGCTGTGTTAAGGAAGTACTCAGAGGAACAAATCTCTTCTTCTATGAGGAAGGGATGGAAGTATTCTTATCTTCTGAATCAAGAGTTGAAGTCTGAATTCTTCAAGATTCCAGCTATCTTTTCTAAAGAAGACGATCTTGAAGATGCCCCAAGGCAGGAACCTGCTAAGGCAAAACCAAAGAAGGTGGGATCCTTGGATCATTTAATATTCTTTGATGAAGTGCCAGACCAAGATAATTTCTAGGAGAATAAAATGGTAGATAAGAGCAAAGTTTATTTTTGGAGATACTCTGCATTCTCTAGAGGCCCTCGACTCTTGGCAGATCCAAATGCTCTCGGAGTTAAGGTCATCAAGTTTGATGAGAGTAAGTTCCAAGGAGCTCCTAACAAGCTCGTAATTAATTGGGGATCTAAGGAAACCTCTGAAGAAGTCTCGAAGTGTCAGGTCATAAACAAGCCTAATCTGGTGAGTGTGAACTCTGACAAGCTTGAATTCTTCAAGAGAATGAAGCAGAACGAGGGTGTGAGGATTCCTGAGTTTACTACAGACAAGGAAACTGCATTTGCTTGGGTTGCTGAAGGTAAGGAAGTTCTTGGTAGGACCCTTCTGAATTCGTCAGGAGGTAAGGGTATAGTCTTCATGGACGATATCCAGAAGTTCTCCTCCTCCAAGCTTTGGACTGTCTACAAGAAGAAAAAAGAAGAGTACCGAGTTCATATCGTTCGAGGTTCTATAATTCTTGTTCAGAAGAAAGTTCTTAGACAGACAGACGAAGCAGGTAATGCGATTGTAAAAGACAATATCGATTTCAGGATCAGGAATCACGCGAATGGATTTATCTTCCAGAGAGAAAACTTGAATCCTCCTGCTGATGTCATTACTCAGGCTCAGAGAGCTTTCACAGTTACTGGTCTTGACTTCGGGGCTTTCGATATTATCTACAATGAGCATGAAGATCAAGCGTATGTACTGGAAGTAAATACAGCGCCGGGTATTGAGGGTTCTACGGTGCAGGACTACACTGCTGCATTTAAAGAGCACTTCTCGATCACTGGCTACTAACAAGTATATTATATCACAAAGAGATTTTAATGTCAAGGTGTTTATATTGTAATTATTGCGACACGACAGATATAGCGGAGGGGGCTGTAAGCTTACGCTGGGATGAAAGTATCTCAGGGTTTGTTTGCTCCCTCTGTGAAGATGAAGTATACGATGCTTTATCTGAGTTTGAGGAAGACGAGGAAGAAGATGGTGAATAGCTGGTCTACATTTCCCTGGATTCCTCTCCAAAATCTACAGAATATAAAGGTTAAACAAAACGATTTTGCCCAGTATCTTAGAACATACGAAGAGTTTTTAAGGAATAATCGTTCTTATAAAACTGAAAAGACAAAAGAAGTTTACCCTGAGGAGATGTTAGAGTGAGCAAGACCCAGACAAAGACTATCGTAGCTAATCTTAGAGCTACTTATACTGACTTTCCTTTAGTCTTAATAGCAGCAGATAGACTTGAAAATCAGGCGGAGAATATTGTCAGATTAAACAAATTAGCTGATTTATTCCATTCTGAGTATCCAGCTGAATACAAACACTGTTTAAATTTAATGACTGCTTTTGGATTGAATCTTCCTAAATCTGTGACTCCTGAGATAATACCCGAGGATATGTTAATCTGAAATTTAGGTGTTGACTTTTGTCTCAAAATGTGATATAATATATTATACTTTAAGAGATAAAACGTAAAGAACTGTACTATAAGTACGTTAAGTAGTCTAGTATAATAAATACAATAACTTATAGGTATATACCTATAGGTATGTTCTAGGAGTAAACACTGAAAGTAATTACTGACATAGAGACAGAAAGTTTAAATCCAAAAATAGTTTGGTGTATTGTCTGTAGAGAAGTTGAGACAAATAAAGTTCATATATTTGAAAGACCAGACAAAAATCCTAAACCGTTTATTGAATTTAATTCTTTTGTCTCAGGCCACATTGGCCATCATTTTCTGTCTTTTGATGGTCCAACAATAAATAAATTAGTGGCTCCTGTAATCGATCTAAATAAAGTCATAGACACTTTAGTTGTGTCTAGATTGATAAAGTATCAGAGAGAGGGTGGCCATTCATTAGAAGCTTATGGCGAAAAGTTTGGCGTCAAAAAAATCGGATCAGGTATTGAAGATTTTTCTGTCTTTACCGATGAGCTTCTCCAAAGATGTATATCTGATACGGAGATTAACCTCCGTGTCTACAATTACTTAAAGAGATGGATATACGACCCTCGCTTTAAATCAGCACTGAGGACTGAACATGAACTCGAACGTCTCTGCTCTGAACTCCATGATAACGGATTTCCCTTCGACAAAGCTGGAGCTGAAGCGCTTGCATGCTCACTTAGAGATCGCCTTGGACCTATCGACAGCGCAATTAGACACGCTTTTCCCCCGAGAGCTAGAGCGATACGAGAGGTCACTCCAGTTCTTACACAAAAAGGGACTCTTAGCCTCAAAGACTTCCGATTTCTCGGACCAGAACCCGATCTCTCCCAGTTCAATGGTGGCCCCTTCACAAGGATAGAGTTTGAGGATTTTAATCCTCTGTCTCCTAAACAGGTTGTAACGAGGTTGAATGAAGCAGGATGGAAACCAACCGAGAAGACCAAAGGCCATTTGGAATTTTTGAAAACATTGAGGAAGAATTCAAAACCTCAATACGAAAAATCTGTAATATCCAAAGAGAACTTGAAGGACAAGGACTCTCTAGAAAAGAAGCTTCAGAACTTTGCTCAGTATGGGTGGAAGATCTCAGAGGAGAACTTGAACACCTTACCAGATAGTGCTCCAGAAGGCGCTAGGAAGCTTCGTGAGAAGATTACTCTTGAGTCTAGGTTATCGGACATCAAAGAATGGTTAAGCCTCTACAACGAGACTACAGGGGCTATACACGGAGACTTCTTCTCGATTGGTGCTTGGACCCAGAGGATGGCTCACAGTAGTCCAAATACTGCGAACATACCGGTTCCACAGCATAAAGATAACGAGACTGAATTTGAGAAATTAATTAACGAAATAAACCTTGCTATGCGTGGTCTTTTTCACGCTATGCTAGGAAACATACTAGTTGGTGTTGACGCCGACGGTATTCAGATGAGGATATTTGCTCATTACGTTAATGACGAGCGTCTTATCAAAGCTCTAATTTCAGGAAAGAAAGAAGATGGTTCCGACATACACTCGGTGCATCAGCGTGCACTCGGTTCCGATATCTGTCGTTCGAGAGACGCTGCTAAAACATTTATCTATGCTTGGCTACTCGGAGCAGGAATCGGTAAGGTTAGTCAGATACTCGAATGTTCCCATTCGGCAGCTGCTCAAGCAGTTGATAACTTCCTCAACTTCTATCCGGGACTTTTGGAACTTAAGCGTAGCAGAATACCTGAAGACGCAGCAAGAGGCTACTTTACCGGTCTCGATGGGAGATTGGTAGCTTGTGATAATTCTCATCTAATGCTGGCAGGGTACCTTCAGAATGGTGAGAAAATCATCATGGCTAGAGCAGCTAACAGATGGAATAAAATCCTAAAGAAAGAGGGTATTCCTTTTTGGTTTAGAAACTTTGTTCATGATGAGCATCAGACTGAAACAATACCAGAATACAAAAATTTTGTGGCTAGCACGATGATTGAGTCTATCGTTATACAAGGGGAAGAGCTGAATATGAACTGTCCCTTAGCTGCTAATGCAAAATTCGGTCTAACATGGGCAGAAACTCATTGACATTTGTTGAATTTTGTGGTATAATATACTATAGTTTGAATTAATAAAAAGGTAATTTATTGAACCAAGACGATATCAAGAATGACATCTATGAGATAGTCATCTATTATGAAGAGCCTGTATGGCAAGTTATCCATGTTCAGGCCCCATCTGCAGAAGCCGCTGAAGGTATTATCCGAGATCAAGCTTCTGAACATAAGTTAATGAATTTTAGATTTGAACGTACACAAGTTATAAATAACGAGAACCATATACAATAATGGCAACTGCTTACTATAAGTTTAAGGGCAAGGTTAAGTGGGCTAGAGTCCGCGCTGATCAGCTTGATACCAAGTTTAATGATGACGGGGAATGGAAGATTGATTTTTACCCCGAAGATCCCAAGCTATTCCAGAGTACTGGGATTCAGACAAATCCTCGTAATGATGAACTAGGGACGTTCTTCAAACTTCGAAGAACTAGATACTTATCTTTTAGAAAAGATGGAAAGAAGGAAGAAATTGAATTCTCTCCCGCCAAGGTTCAACTTCGAGATGATGATGGTATCCTATCTAGTTTTGATGGTGATATTGGTAATGGCTCTGAAATTATCCTTGATCTAGCTGTCTTTGACACAAAGAAGGGTAAGGGCCATCGGTTCAATGATATCATTGTCACTAATCTCGTTGAATACAAAAAAGATTCTCCTGTATCTGCTGCTGATACTACTGGCAGTACTGGAGCTAGCAACGAATTAGACGACGATATTCCCTTCTAAATGAAAGACATCTCTACTTTAGTAGAGGACATTTACGGACTATTCAACTCTGATTATATTCCTCTTGATAAGGCGGTCTCGGAATTTGGGGCCGCCCTTTCAAAGAAAATATCAACCAGATTATCAGACGAAAGAGGAAGACCCACACTTCGTTTGTCTAATCTCGGTAGTAAATGTCTTCGACAACTCTACTACACAATTAATGAGCCCGAGAAGATGGAGCCTTTACCTCCTGAAGCTCGTATGAAATTTCTCTATGGTGATATTCTTGAAGAACTTCTACTCTTTCTGGCTAAAGAAGCTGGGCACCAAGTGGAAGGCGAGCAAGATGCTTTGTCTTTAGATGGTGTCTTAGGACATAGAGATGCGATAATTGACGGGATGGTCGTAGATGTTAAGTCTGCTTCCAGTTTTTCTTTTAAAAAGTTTGCTAATCATCTAAAGCCTGATGATGATGCATTCGGGTATTTAACGCAGCTTTCTTCATATGTTAAGGCATCTGAAAATGACGAAAGAGTTATCTACAAAGGAAGTGGCGCTTTCCTCGCTATCGACAAGACTCTCGGCCATATTGTACTCGATATCCACAACTTCGGCCCTGTTGACTTCAGCAAAAGGATTCATACAGTTAGAAAGGCCATCAGTAGTCCTGTCCCTCCTTCACGAGGTTATGAACCGGAACCAGAAGGTAAATCAGGAAATCAAAAACTTGGAGTTAATTGTTCGTACTGCAGCTTCAAAAATGAATGCTACCCAAGACTGAGGACTTTCCTCTATTCATACGGGCCTGTGTTCTTGACCCGTGTTGAAAGAGAACCGAATGTCCCGGAAATCACACCTTCTTAGAACTTACGGGATAACCGAAGATGACTACGAAAGATTGCTCGAAGAGCAGAATGGAAGTTGTGGCATTTGTCACAGACATCATTCTCAATTCCCCAGAAGATTGGCAGTGGATCACGACCATATCACCGGAGCAATTAGGGGTCTTCTCTGTACGTTTTGTAACTCAAGATTCTTGGGAAGACACAGAAATCCCGAACTCTTTAAAGCAGCTTACGAGTATCTTACGAAACCGTCGAAATTATTTGTCCCACCTAAAAAGCGAAGAACAAAAAGAAAGAAGAGGCGTTGACAACACACTTAGTTATACCGGATCCCCACGCACACTTTCAACATAAGAATGACAGAGCTGATTGGCTCTCTAAACTCATCTTGGATGTACAGCCTGATGTTGTTATTAATCTTGGTGATCAGTTTGATCTTCCTTCTTTATCTTCGTATGATAAGGGGAAAAAATCCTTTGTTGGAAGAACGTACCAACAGGACCTCGAAGCCGGATTGGAATTCTCTGAACGACTTTGGGAACCAATAAAGAGACGTAAGAAGAAGATGCCTGAAAGGTATTTTCTTATCGGCAATCATGAAGAGAGGATACACAGAGCTGTAGAACTTTCTCCTGAACTCGAAGGTACTATAGGTTATGAAGACCTTAACTTATCTCGATATTATGATCATGTTGTTCCCTATAGTGGTCATACTCCTAGTTCTGTTATTGTAGATGGAATTGAATATGCGCACTACATTACAGGGATTTCTGGTAGGCCTATTGCTACAGAGCATACTGGTTTTACTCTTCTCAGTAAGCGCTATAAATCTGTTACTGTTGGTCATAACCATTTATTCAATTATTCAGTACGGAATAGCGGAAGTAGGAATATTCACGGCCTTAGCGCTGGTTGTTTTTTCGACTACCAATCTGATTGGGCTGGCGAAGCTAATAGACTCTACAATAGAGGCGTTGTGATAAAGAGGAATGTCTCTGAAGGTGACTATGACCTTCAGTGGATTTCTATAGATGCCTTAAGGAAAGAATATGGCTAGAGAAATCTTCGTAATTTCTGATACCCACTTAGGTCATGAGAACATCATCAAGTACTGTGATCGTCCCTTCTATGATGTCCACGATATGAATGAGACAATCATCGATAACTGGAACAAGACAGTACGTGACGATGATATTATTTACCATCTCGGTGATGTCTATTTTAGAGATCATAGCCTTATTCATCGTCTTCGTGGTCGTAAGAGACTAGTCCTAGGAAACCACGATATAGCTAAGGATCAGCATTTACAGGCAGTTTTCCAAAAGATCTTGATGTGGAGGCAGTTTCCCGAGTTTGGTCTTCTGCTAACCCATGTGCCTGTTCATCCCAATACACTTAATAATAAGTGGCCTGTGAATGTTCATGGTCATATCCATAATAGGCCTTCTTATGGGAAAGAATACAAAAACGTTTCTGTTGAGATGATCAATTACACTCCTATAAATATTGAGGAGCTTCGGTATAAGTGAGTTACTATGTTTGATGAAGACGATAAGCTCTTAGAGCTTGCTGATGAGTTACTGGATTTCTTTGACATTGAAGAGATCTTTAGTATGAATGATTTGACTGAAAGAGATGTAATCTCCAAACTTATTTCTTTGGGTCTTGTAATGACATACGATGATATGCGGAATTATGATGGGAAATCCTGAGGATAAAGAGAAACATCAGCTTAGGAGAAGGAACCATTTCGCTAAAGATTTAAGAGAGTCTAAGATCTTTCATGAGAAAACTCATGTAAAAACAGACCAATATAAGAAAATTTCAATTCATAATTATGAGGATTTTTCAGATGACGACTGACGCTATCGCAAATGCTATATATCGCTATTCAGATCTTCCTGTCGAGAATATTTATGAGGATGACTTTACTCTTTCTTATGAAGAGTTAGAAGAGGCAGTTATTGATTACCTGAGAAAGGAAGAGTTTATTATGCCTAATGAAATCGTTCTTTCTTCTGATCTTCCCATTCCTCTTGTAACTTCAGAGTACGGCAATAGAATTTTCTTTCCTTTAACCCTTGAGATTGCGTCAGTAGACGTAGAAAGTGATGAAGATGTTTAATTTTATTAAGAGACTTGCCCTTAGTGTTGCTCTCTCTCTGTCTATTTTTGCTGCCAGTTTTGCCATTACTCCTGCTAATGCTCTGTCTTTGGGGGATAGCAAGGATTCTCTGATGCAGGAGCTTTCTGAAGTTCAGAAGGTTGTCACTGATTCAGATATTCTTATTTTAGACAAAGAGCTTGCTGGGTACTTCTTTCAGGTTCTTGGCACGACACCTCCCGTAGAATACGATGAGGTTGTAGTTATCTCTTCTGAAAAGAAGGGAATAGCTACTCTGATTGTCTTGAATGCTGGTAAAATCACAAACGGAGCAACTCTTCCATACGATATTTACAAGGCTATTATCAAGCAGGCTTTAGCTGTTCAGGAAGACAATGCCAGCTAAGCGTGATTACAAGAAAGAGTACCGAGATTATCAGGGAACTCCTAAACAGAAGAAGCGGAGAGCCGCTCGTAATGCCGCTAGGAGAGACGCTGAAAAGAAGGGCTTAGTCCACAAGGGTGATGGCAAGGAAGTCGACCATCTTGGTAGTAACAGGAACGGAGATCTTCGTAAGCGTAAGACCCGTGTTGTTTCTAGACACGCAAATCGTATAAGACAGCCTAAGAGATCTTAATGTTTGACCAGATTATAAATTCATTGTTGTTTATTTTGTATGCTTACTTCTTCTATGATCTAAATAAGAGATTAAAAAAGTTGGAAAACACTTAATGCAGCAAATTCAAATCCATCCATATGATTGTGGGTTATATGTTTTCTTTGATATGGCTCACGGTGTTCAGGTTTCAAAGCCAATGACTCTTGAAGATATAGGAACTTCTTTGTCTAATCTTGAGAAGTTCTATAAGACTTTAGCTGTCGCCCCGAAACTTATAACTTAAAGAGATTGCCGGTATAGCTCAATGGTAGAGCCTTGCCTTTGTAACGCAGAGATGTGGGTTCGATTCCTACTACCGGCACCAATTTGGTAAATGATGTTTGTTTATTATCTAGAGAAATATTTAGAAGCTAGAGAGTCTTTAAAAGGACACAATAATTCAGTAGGCTCGCCTGAATTTAAAAAGGCTCTTATTAAATTTGCAGAAGCGAGATCTCTTCTAGATAAGTTTATAAGATCACTCGAAGAAGAAATTGACATGAAAGAAGACAGAGAGTAGTGTTAGACAAAGTTCTAGAATTCCACAAAGCATTTAACCTAGCAGTAGATGAGCCCCTTTCCGAGGGGCTTCTTCGTCTGAGGATGAAGCTAATCGAGGAAGAGTACAATGAGGTTCGAGACGAACTTTCACGAGAATCTTTGGATTTGGAGCGGACGACTGCGGAACTTGCTGATCTTATGTATGTTGTACTTGGCACTGCTGTTTCTCTCGGCTTACCTATCATAGAGGTGTTCAATGAAATTCATAGAGCAAATATGTCAAAGCTTGGGTCTGATGGCAAACCTATTTACAGAGAGGATGGTAAAGTCCTCAAAGGACCAAACTTCAAGCCAGCAGACCTTAGAAAGTTCTTCTAAATATAGAATTAAATTTAACTACGGATATCGTGTAGAACGAAGAGGATTTTTCTACGATTGGGAAGAAGTAAAAAGATACAAACATGGTATTTACATGGAATGGACTTTTCACAGCTTAAAAGAAGCTGAAGATTGGATAAAAGAACAGTTAGCTTTTGAAAAACGCCTAGAGGAAGCTGATATAGCGAATAAGAAAAAAGCTGAAGAATTTGGAGTTAGATATTATTGAATAATTATTTTCCCTCGGCCTACGAGGAGTTTATTTATAAGAGCCGATATTCTCGTTGGCTCGAAGATGAAGGTAGGCGTGAAGATTGGCCTGAGACAGTAGCCAGATACTTCACCTTCATGGCAGACCATCTTCACGATAACTATAATTTCGTTGACGCAACGTTGATGAAAGAACTTGAAGAGGCTGTCCTTTCTTTCCAGATAATGCCTAGTATGCGTGCTTTGATGACTGCAGGGCCTGCTCTGTTGCGGGATAACACTTGTGGTTATAATTGCGCTTACTTGCCTATCGATGATCCTAAAGCATTTGATGAGGCAATGTTCATCCTCTTATGCGGAACAGGAGTTGGGTTTAGTGTCGAACGACAATACATACAACGACTTCCAACAATTCCCGATAAGCTATTTCTATCGGACACTACGGTCGTTGTACGAGACAGCAAGGAAGGGTGGTCAAAAGCCCTTAGGCAAATCATTGCCCTCCTCTATTCTGGTGAAATTCCAAGATGGGACGTCAGTAGAGTTCGTCCCGCTGGAGCACGTCTCAAGACATTTGGTGGACGAGCTTCAGGACCCGGGCCTCTCGAAGAGCTATTTAATTTTGTAGTAAATAAGTTTGTCAAAGCTGCTGGTCGTAGACTTAGTTCTATCGAATGTCATGACATTCTGTGTAAAATCGGAGAAGTTGTAGTTGTAGGTGGTGTTCGCCGATCTGCCATGATTTCCTTGTCTAATCTCTCAGACGACAGAATGCGTAATGCGAAGTCCGGTATGTGGTGGGAGACAGAGAAGCAGAGAGCTTTAGCAAACAACAGTATCTGCTATACCGAGAAGCCCGATGTTGGCTTATTTATGAAAGAATGGTCAGCACTTTATGAAAGTAAATCAGGTGAAAGAGGTATCTTTAACAGAACAGCTTCTCAAAGAAAAGCTGCAGAAAACGGAAGAAGAAATTCAGAGATTGACTTCGGCACTAATCCCTGTTCCGAAATCATCCTTAGGCCTTATCAATTCTGTAATCTTACAGAAGTCATTGTTAGAGAAGAAGATTCTGAAAGAGATATTGCTAATAAAGTTAGACTTGCAGCTATTCTAGGGACTTTTCAGAGTACATTAACAAACTTTCCTTATTTGAGAAAAATTTGGAAAACAAATACAGAAGAGGAAAGACTCCTTGGTGTCTCTTTAACTGGCATCATGGACAATGAAATTCTCAATGGCACAAAAAGCATCGAAGATCTCCCGGGTATTCTTTCATCTCTTAGAAGCGTTGCGGTTGACGTTAACAAGCAATTTGCAGATTCACTCGGGATTCTTCCTAGTACTAGTATTACTTGCGTTAAGCCCAGTGGCACCGTTTCTCAATTGGTGGATAGTTCAAGCGGCATTCATAGTCGCTATTCTGACTTTTATATTAGAAGTGTACGTATTGATAATAAAGATCCCATCAGACAGTTCCTGATTGACGCTGGGGTCAAGAATGAACCGGATGTAATGAAGCCGGACAACACTACAGTCTTTTATTTCCCTATTAAATCTCCTGAAGGCTCTATAACTAGAAACGATAGATCAGCCATAGATGAATTAGAATTCTGGCTTGTCTATTATAAATATTGGTGCGAGCATAAGCCTTCTGTTACGATTAATGTAAAGGAAGATGAGTGGCCTGAGGTAGGTGCATGGGTTTGGAAGAATTTTGATGACCTCTCAGGAGTTTCATTTCTTCCCCATTCTGACCATAATTACCTTCAAGCTCCTTATCAGGAATGTAGTGAAGAAGAGTACTTAGCTCTTAAAGCTAGTAATCCTTCGGTAATTGACTGGTCAATACTTTCCCTATATGAAAAAGAAGATACAACTGTTGGCTCCAGCACTTTTGCCTGTTCTGGGGATAGTTGTGAAATAGTGGATTTAACTAATGCCTAAATTAGAGCAAAGAGAATATCTAGAGAATATCCCGAATATCAATAAGGTCAATAAACGACAATGGAAGAAATGGTCAGGAAGACAGCAGAAATTGTTTAATGACTTATATGACCATGTGTTAAATAATCAGGAATTATACCAGCATCCAAGAGGTATCAGACAAAACAAAGAACATTGGAAAACCACAGCTTGGAATGTAGCATGGATGGCAGCTAGTTTCTCATGGAGTTAACAGAAGACCCTATCGTTAACAAAGTCTTAGAACGTATACAAAAAAGATCTGATATAGGAATGAAAAAATACGGAGTTACAATGCTCCGCGATGATCTTTCCACTATAGAATGGCTAAGACACTCACAAGAAGAAGCTTTAGATTACGCAGTATATATAGAAAGAGTTATTTATGACTTGTCGATTAATAGGGATAACTAAACCAGTAATCCCGGAAGTCGAGACTTCTTCACAGCTTTTAGCCTTTTGTGCTCGTGTGTCTTCTACTGCTAATCAACTTAACCATGAGACTGGGGGTAAACTCCTCCAGTCTCTCGTTAAGAGGGAAGAGTGGTCTCCTTACGAGATGGTCTCCGCTACTATGGAGATAGAGACAACTAGGGATATTGCTAGACAGATTCTTCGACATAGAAGCTTCTCATTTCAGGAATTCTCTCAACGTTATGCTGAAGTCCCAGATAAGCTTACTCTTAGAGAATTTAGAGTAAAACATCCTACTGATAGACAGAAGAGCATCTCTATCGACGATTCTAATGAATGGGATGGTCCTACGGCACAGTCTTATTGGGACGCTGCTCAAAAAGAAATCTGGGAGCATGCTTATGAGATCTATAATTCCTATATTAGACAGGGAATGGCAAAAGAGGTAGCCCGTGCAGTACTTCCTGAAGGACTCACTCCTTCTCGGTTATATATGTCTGGTACTCTACGCAGTTGGATCCATTATATTAGGCTACGTAGTTCAGAAGCGACTCAGAAAGAACATAGAGAAATCGCCTTAGCTTGTAGAGAAGCTTTATTAAAAGAGTTACCTGAATTATCTGATGTCATCTGATTTAGTTAAGTCTCATTTACAATGTGAAGATTGTGGGCATAATGATTGTCTGTCTGTCTTCACTGATCACAGTTATTGTCATTCATGTGGTAAAATACATAGGTTCGATTTGGAAGAAGATTTCGGTTCAGTTTCGTTTCAGTATATGTCGTGGGGGCATATCTCCCGCAGCACAATGGAGTTCTTTAATGTAAAGACAAAAGTATCTGATGATGGAGGTCCGATAGAGCTTGGGTTTGTATATCCTAATGGTCGTACTAAGGTCCGTAATTACAATGAGAAGAAGTTTCGTGTTGTCGGAGTGCTTGATGAAGAACGCAAGAATAAGCCTCTCTTCGGAATGGATAGATTCCCAGCAGGATCAGCTAAGTCGATCACAATCACTGAAGGCGAAAAGGATACGCTTGCTATCTATGAGATGATGGGGAAATACCCTGTTGTCTCTATTTCTTCTGCTCAAGCTGGTAAGAAAGAAGTTGCATTAGCTCATGAGTATTTAAACAGCTTTGACAGAATTTATCTTTGTCTTGATAGCGATATTCCCGGACAAGAAGCTACTCGTGAGATAGCGGCTCAGTTTGATTTCAATAAGATCTTCCATGTCAAGATGGAAAGAAAGGATGCTTATGAGTATCTGGAGAATTCCGAGGCTGAGTTATTCAAGAAGCTTTGGTGGAACTCCAAGAGATTTCTTCCTGAAGGTATCGTTAGTACTTTTTCTGAGATTGACTCAATCCTTGACTCCGAACAAGAAAAACCCGCCGTACCATATCCCTTCCCTACATTAGAGAATATGACATATGGAGTACGAACGGGTGAGGTAGTTCTGTTAACGGCTCTTGAAGGTATAGGTAAAACAGAAATCTTCAGAGCTATTGAATATTCATTCCTCAAGAACACTGATGAGAATATCGGGATCATTCACCTTGAAGAAGGTAAATCCCGAATGATTAAAGGATTAGCAGGCTATGAGCTTAGCACACCTGTCCATCTTCCTGACTCAGGAGTTTCAAAAGATGAGATCAAGAAAGCATTCAGAGATGTTGTCAGACGTGATGAGAGGATACACATATACACTCATTTTGATTCTGATGATCTGGACGTTATCTTGGGGACAATTAGATTTCTTGTGGCTAGTTGTGGGTGTAAGCGTGTGTTTCTTGATCATATTACTATGCTTGTCACTGGTAGAGATAATGAAGACGAACGTAGATCGCTGGATTACCTCTCTACACGATTTGAATGGTTAGTCGAAGAACTGGACTTCACTCTGTTTCTTATTTCTCATGTCAATGATGAAGGACTGACAAGAGGTTCTCGGAATATCTCCAAGACCGCTGATCTTCACATCCACATGGAACGGAATAAGACAGCAGAGAATGAGATAGAACGTAATACAACTTATCTCACTGTAAAGAAGAACAGATTTGCAGGTAGGACTGGTCCTGCTGGTAAGCTTTACTTCGATCCTAAAACATACATAGTTGCAGAAGCGGAGACACTAGAATAATGTGTGATATATCTATGAAAGATATTGCGTTTGTATCACTCGTATTTATACCCATCGTAGTTATGGTATGGTCAGCGACAGTAGCATTTGTTATCAGTGTGTACAGATTGATTAAGTACTAATAGAAAAAGTAAAGGGGCCTTTCGGCCCCTTTACTTTATCTAGGCCCTCTAGGATTCTTATCCTTGATTGCCCTTTGAGCTAATTTTTGTAAGTTCTCTACTGCTTCTCTTCTTTCAGAAGAATTGCTGTAGATATAATCAGCAGCAGCTATCTGTTTATCATTTTCAGGGCCATCTCCTTTTTCAGGGTTGCCAGCCTCTTCCTGCATAATCCATCGGACAGCATACTCTTCCGTAAATCCTTTAGGAAGAAGTTCTTTCACCTCTTCAGGATACTGTTCTTTCAACTTTTGTAGACCTCTATGGATACTTTCGTGAACAATAGTGCTTTCAAAAGCAGTGAATGAGAAAATACTATCTGAGTTTGGATCATAAGCGCCTGCTGTGGCTATTTTCTCTTTCTTTGTCAGGACTTCCTGAAAAACTTTCCGAGGATCATATCCAAGAGCAGCTAATGGAATTCTATTTGAGACCATAGTTGCTTTAACGATCGCCTTTTTCGCATTAGGTGGAAGCGCAGCTATTTCAGATGCTTCTCCAGAGGACAATGCTCTAAAAGCAGAATCTAAAGATCCATAGATTTCTTTAGGGCTAAAAATAGGCTTTCTCTTAGGAATAGGTATTCCTGTGGATGAAGTAACAGTAGGTTCTACATCAGAACTACCAATAACATTGCCTATCTCTCCTGAGAGGAATTTACTGTCCCTCCCATAAAATGGATCAGAATTTAAGAAATCTTCCGCTTCTTTGTCTGAAGGAAAAGCTTCTAACTTGCCTTGAGCATGAGTTCTTGTTTCAGGATCGTTTCCGAATAATCGAGAAAAGAATCCTTGCTCTTCTTTTCCGCCAGAAGAGATTATCTTATTCTGAAAGGGAGGCGTTGCTCACCCTCCTCGTTTGAAGCTAAAAGCTCTTCAGCTCTGGTTCTATATCGAGAATTCAACATGGTATTGACATGAGACCTAACAGTACTGCCGGGTCTGTCAGAAGCATCATATCTTCCGGGAGTCCCAGCATTGATAGTGCTGTAAAGATCCATCAAGCTCATACCTTTTTTAAATCCTCTATCCTGTAAGAACCTGACAGCAGAATCCAGCTGGTCTTCAAAAGACTGGTCAGGAGTCACACCATATTTGGATTGCTCTTCAGGACCAAACTGGATAAGGCCTAAGTAATTCCCACCTCTACCTCCGTAAATGTCAGTCCTGAAACTACCATTAGTTTCATAAGATATAGCGGTAGCCAGATCAATAGGGGCGATACCTAATCTATCAGCTGCACTGTTAATAGCATCTGACTTGGCATTACCAGACAAAGGATCGAGGGAAATCCCTAAATCATTCCTCTCTTGTCTGTCATCTGGGGATCCACTCTCTTCCCCTACAACAGGAATACCGAGAACCTTTAATAGTGTTTCCATCTGTGCAGCAGAGTTTCCACCATTAGCATCAAGAATAGGCTTCATACCAGAGATAGCTACATTCAGATCTCTAAGGGAATTCATGTACATCTGCTTGGCTTGATCAGCAACTAGATAGTCAATGGGGACTCCATTGATATTGCTCGGTCCTTTATCATAAGGGATTTCCTGAGCAATGAGCTTTCCGGTATTAGCGTCATAAGAAGGTCTAATGAAAGCAGCCAGTTCAGGAATATTATCCAACTGCTGTTTCATATCCAGAGCAGTGGATCTAACTCTGGCAGAGAAGTTATTAGTAGCCCAAGTAACATACCCAGTCCACAGATCGGGATTTTTCTTACCAAGCTCTACCATACGAGCAGTAACCTCAGGAGAGGTTAGCTTGGCAAAGACACGATCCTGAGGAGTTCCTCTACCAGTAATTCCCTTAGCACTGTTGTTATCAACCAAGGAGAGATTAAGCCCACCATCGGTATTGAACAGACGAAGAGCAGCTTTCTCACCTAACCCTTCATTCTTAACATCGAGAATAGCAGAGACATGATTATTCAGTGACTCGTTATTAGCTCTGGGAGAGACACCAAGAGAGGGATCTTTCATAAGATTGGAGTTAGCTTTCAGATCGTCATTTATACTCTTTGTAGGATCAATAGAAGTCTGTATAATCGGAGCCTTGGCAGCAAGAAAAGATATCTCATTAAAGATACCCGGACCTGCAGTCTGAAGATACGAACCAACAGCAGCATCACCACCTGTTGTTTTCAGAGAATTGATTAAAGCTAAAGCAGGGATCTGTTTAATAGCATTTGCTGTTGTCTCGTCCTGATTGGCTTTAATCCAAGCTGCATTAAGATTGACAAGGCCAACATCCTTATTAACTAAGGCATCGATAAGATTATCAATAGGGCCAGTAGCTAAAGCAATAGCCTCATCCCTGCTTTTCTTGTCTAGTGTGCTCGAAAAGCCATCCTGAAGAGCAATCTCATTCATCTTCTGAGTAATGCTGCTCTTCATTGCATTAGCCTGAGCCAAGATCTGCTGAGTTTCCTCCGGGTTAGGAGCTACACCACTTGTCTGCCATTTCTGGACCTTGGCTTGGATTTCATTCCAAGTTCCACCAGCCATAGCATTAAGACCACCATTAGCAGCCTGATTACTAACAACAGCAGCAATCTTACCGAATGATGCAACAGCCTTTTCCTTAGAAAGTGTATTTAAAGAACTCTCATAATTAACCTGCTGGACCATCCTTGAAATGTTAGCATCCTGAGCTTTAATATTAGCGACGCCATTCCTGATCTGATCAAAAGAATACTTACTAGGATTCTGAAAGTAATCAGGGAAGGCTGTGACAACCTCAGCTTGGTTCTGGTTTATATAGGTTTCTTGCTTAGCAGACTCAGCCTTAGCTGCATTAGCCTCAGCTAGAGCATCCTGCCTTAACTGGGAGACAACAGCATTAGCAGGTGTCACACCTGTTATATTCTGGATAGTAGCATCAATGTACTGATTGTAGTTAGGATACTTCAATCTCATGTCTTTGACTACGTTGTTAAGTTGCCCATAGTAATGGACCTCTTTGATAGTACCAGACATGTATCCCTTCTGTAAACGAGAGAGATAATCAGAAGACCCTTTTAAATCGGCTGGGATGGGTCCTGGAGCGGTTCCATCAGGACCCGGTACGGGGGTAGCTCCTGCTACCTGACTCTCACTGTCAACCCCGTAAGAAGCTCGTATATCAGATACTTTTTTATCTACCTCGTTGTAGATATCTGTTTTATTCTTTTCGTCAAGAAATCCAGCAGCCGCACCTACAGTGCTACCTACTCCTTCAAAGAGAGCTGAGAAGGCACGGTTTGGTCCCGTGCCCCTCGAATAGCCCATGAAGTTAGGAGCTTCACCTTCTCTTAGATCAGGGACGAAACTCGCCATTATTTATTCTCCATAAGTTGTTTCATTCTATCTGCTCTTTGGGAAGCAGGACCATTAGTCAAGAACTTCATATTAACTGCATCGATAAGATCTTCATTCTGGGCAGCCCTAGAAACTAGACTAGGGAATTCCTCAGGACCGAAGTCCCCGGCTTTAAACCAAAGCCTAGCTCTCTTAAAGAAAGCATTGGATACTTCTTCTGACTCTCCGTTTCGAATAGATTCCCAATACTTGTTAAGGTACTTGGACATCTGCTTCTGAGCCTCAGCCTGAGCCTGCTTCTGATCTTTCATGCTCTCAGTCATTAAGAAAACATCATTAACATCTTGTTTATTAATACCAAAAGCCATCATTATTGTATCCCAAGATGTTACCTCTCCATCAATCTTCAACCCACTCTTAGTAATATACTTACCAAGATTGGAAGCATAGTACAGATTAGTCAGCTGATTGACAGAAGACGCATTCCTAGCAAAGTCCAGAAGATCACTGGCAAGGATTGCTCTAGAACCTTCTCCTATGCCATCAGAAGGCATATTCCAAAGGTCTTCCACTACAGGAAGAGACGTCTTTATGACTTCTCCGAATGTCCCACCAGCAGCGCCTAACAAGACATCAAACATGCCCTTGTCTTGAGCGTCCTTAAAGAAAGACAAACCAAGAGGACCATAGGCTTCTCCAACATCGTAGTCTTCTCCTGTGATAAGTTTCATAGTAGAAGCAACTAATCCATTGTGGAAAGAGTTCCAAGCAAAGCCTTCAGGATTCTGACCATTCTCAAGCTGGTACTTTCTTACATCTTCATACCAAGGCCAGACGCCTATCGCATTACCTGTAATAGCAATCGGTACTCCATACAAAGCAGACTGAACCATCAATATTTTAGCTTTCTGAGCTTTAGTAAGGTTCCTGCCTAACATCTGTTCCCACAGTCTAGCCTGATAAGAATAGAACTGCATAGGGATAGACACAAGACCTTTCTGCCAAGAGGCATTACTAGCTCTGGTCATATTCTGTGTCAGATCATCCTGTCTAAGCATAATCCTCTCCCAGTCTTTACGAGACATGGTAGCTGTAGGATTCTTCTGTCTCCATTCAAGGTAGGCAGTAGCAGATCCCACAATCCTGTGAGTACGCTCACCTTCATCGAAGAAGACAGTGTGCTTGGGAAGGTACTTTCCTACTGAGGACTTAAACAGAGCAGGAGCTTCAAGTGCATCCTTAAGAGCATGATCACCCTTGATTATATTCAGACCAGAGTCCATATAGGCTTTGTACCACTCAAGAAAGTGATCTTCCTTCCAACCAAAAGCAGCAGCTTTCTTGGCAGCTCCTCTAAGTATAGCTTCATTACCATTACTCATTCTAATAGCCTGAGTAAGGAAATATACAGGGAAAGATTTCAAAGCAGCTTTAGTATCACCTATAGCCAGAACCATTCCCAGTGTCTGGGCCTGCTTGAAGAGCTGTAAAGGATTAAATAATCCCAACTTTAAAGCAAAGGCAGTGCTACGGAAGAAACGAGTAGGATCATGTATCTTGGACAAGAACTTATCATCGATACGATCTGCGAAGTTTTCTCCGAAATTGTCGTAGACAGAGTTATACAGCTTCTCCTTAACAAAGGAAAGGTTTCTCTCTACTTCAGTACGAACAGACAAAAGCTCACCAACTTTACGTTGATAGTTCCTAGCGGCAGCATACTTCTCAGGATCTGCTGTCTTTCTAAGTTCAGCAAACAAAGCAGCTGCTGGATTAGCGTCCATCGCAGCTTTACTGAGATTAATCACATCCCCGAATTCTCTAACGAAGTGTTCAGCAGATAATGTCCGATAGTCATCTAAAAGTGAATTTCTTGATAATGAACCAAACGATCTTGATAGAGTCGACAAAGGGTCTAACAATTTCGGTGACTTTAGAGCCAGTAGAGGATTGTTCTCAGATCCAAGCTCTGTTGTATGAATTGCTTTTAGATCAAGGTTTCGATCTCCAAGAAATTCAGTCCCAACTCTTCCCGCTATATTGTACTTATTATTCCTGCTGTCTTCAAATCCCCCAAGACTATCTCGAAAGACTTTGTCGTCTATTGTTTTCTGGTTTGAGCGGACAGTCCTGATTGGCATATCCTTATCGAGGAAGCCATTATCAAAATACCCCTTGAACTGAGAAAGAGTCTCAGGTAAGTTCTTCTCTACATAAGCAGCGAGAGCTTTCTCATCACCAGCCTTTAGAAGCTTTCTAGCCTCTTCGTATCTGCTGGCGTACTCACTAGCCAACTTTCCTCTAGCAACAGGACGGATAGTAGTATCACCAGAATAGATCCTTCTATTACCAATCTGGAGGATCTTAGGCTGTTTGATCCAATGATCATACTCATAAATCTTATGTCCACCGGGATTATAATCAATCTGCTTGAACGGAAGGTTATCTCGTTTGTAGTCTTTAGTAATCACAAACTCAATGATACTTCCATTGCCAGAAGCGTCTTTAAGAGGTCTGGAGTAGGGATCTGAAAGCTGGATTATCTGATAGCCTTCATTGTCTACAGCCTCTTGAGCCAGCTTTAAAGCGTCTTCAGTGAGGTCGTTCTTATTAAAGAACTGCTTCCCACTATTACTATCCCAGAATAATACTCCTGTCTTGTCTTCAAGGTCAGACAAAGAGATCTTTCCTGAGACATTCACTCCTTCAAATTCAGGAGCTACAGCATTCTTTTCCATAGCAGACAAGGTAAACTTATTAACACCCTGTCTAGCCTTCATCTTATAAATAAGAAGGTTTCTCTGGAAATAGTCCAGATCATAAAACCTCTGATAAGCATGATAAGCAGCCGACTCTTTATCAGTCGGAAGATGCCCGAACGCACCCTGCCATGCTTTCTCAAAATCCCCCTGAGTATCAAAAGCAATCCCCACATTACCCTTTGAGTCTACATAGTCTCTCTGGAAAGAAAGGAATCTCTCAAGTCGAGCCTTACTCTTGCTTGGCAGGTTTCTCATGGGTTCTGCCATCTGAAAGCCGAACTCATCAGCCTTCTCGATACCATGCACAATAACTTTTCTCTTGGCTCCCTGAGAAGGAGACAGAAGATCCCTAGCACTACGTACGTACCCAGAAATGAAATTAGTAGCCGCTAGATTACTAGGAGTAGTATTATTAGTTTCAATAGTAGCATTACGAACAGCTTCAGTAGTCTCATCTACTGTTCTGTCTAGTTTGATTGTGAAGCCAGAACCCTGCTGTCCAATCTCATAAGGCTCCTTCAAGCTGAGCTCATTATCAGCAAAGTACTTAGCTTTCTCAGCAGAGGTAAATGGAGTACCATCACTATTCTTGATTGTGATGTTCACGTGATTAGCATTAGCTAAATCAGGCTTAGCAAACTCGATATCCATGATACCATTATTGAGAGAAGGATATTCTCTTGTGATTGACTCCTGCGTATCCTGAATAGCAGCTAAAATCTGATTGTCATTGAGACGATCAATCCGGGGTGTATCTACCAAAGACTTAAAAGAAGCATCTACTGCTCCAGTCATTCGATTGATCACACGATACATACCATCTGCATCTAGAGCAAAGTCACCACGAGCAAGTTTAAAGGGATCGGCAAAGGAAGGAATTTCCTTTAAAAGATTCTTCATCTGGTTCTTATTGACATTAGTCATAGTGTTGGTAACTGCTTCCTGAGCAGCGTACACTCTATCTTTTAATGTCTTGAAAGTCTGAGCTAAGACAGCGGATTTGCTCTTACCAGCAGAAGAAAAGATCTCAGGAGCCTCCGGAGTTTGAGACTTTGTCATCTGTGTCACAGTATTACGGAAAGCTCCAACAGCGTCTTTAAAACCCTTCTCTGAAGCTTCTCTCTCCACACTCTTCGCAGCTGCACGAGCGCCAGTCTTGGCTATTCCTTTAGCACCTGCAACAGCTACACCAGCTACATCGCCAATCGATGATAGGTCGAATAGAGACTGAAGATTTCCCCAAGCTGCGTCAGAATTGCTGTAAGAGTACAATGCTTTAATAAAGGCCTGTGCATCAAGTATATTACTCTCAGCTATCTCATTGACTGTCTCTGTAACCTGTTTGGAGAATTGTTCCGGAGGGAGTGTAAGAGCATACTGAACCTGCTCAAGCATGTTATTGCCGAGAAGGAAAGAACCACCGGGTTTGCCCTTGATCTCATCAGACATATTAGCCCAAGAGACAAAAGGAACTACATTTTCTAGATAGTCACCAAGCTTACCAAGGCGGCTCTTTTCATCCCATTTTATATCTAAATCTTCAGTTATTTTCTTTAGGACTTCATGCTTTCTAAGCATGTCGTTAGCATAATCTTCAGCAAAATTAACTACTGGAAGACTTTTACTCCGAGCGTCATCAACAGCATTACGTTCATCATTAGTATCATAAGTATCTGAGAAGATACGATTAGCATACTCACCTTCAAGGATAGTATCAGGAGAACGTAGACTATCCGAAGACAAAGTAGATAGATACCCAAACTGCTCAGGAGTGAGCTTACCACCAAAAGACTTAGTAGCCTCAGTAATCATCTGATTACGAAGTTCTTCGTCTTTCATATTTTTATCGGAAGCTACATAGTCCCTGAGGATCTGTTCTTCGTTATTTCTGATTTTGCTGTATATAACGTCAGGACCCGGAGAGTCCTGTCCTAGTGCGTAGTCATACTTCTTTGCTCTAGCCTGTGCGTTCTCATCAGAGATATTAGACACAGGACCTGAGAAATCAAAAGAAATACCACCAGTACTATTCGGGGCTTCCGGGTCAAAAGTAATTGTCATTATGCGATAAATCCTACTCTCTGAAGAGTTCCATAGTTATTCAGAATACCCTGACCCAGAGAGGACAAACCTCCACCAGCATCAGCGATAGTTGAAGCTGAAGCAGCCGATCTATTAGCTGCAAATATTCCTGCACCAATCTCTTGGTTCTGAGAGGTAGCTAGCTGCTGTCTTCCAGTAGATCCAGAGATAGATCCATAAGCACCTTGAAGTCCTGAGCCCTGCTGAGCTCCCTGAGCAGTAGCTACTGCTAGAGCCTGAGCATTCTGGACTTGTTTCTGTCTAATAAGCTCTCTCTGTTTTCGAGTAGCTTCTAAGTTCATCTGCTTCTCACGAAGCTGTTCTGCTCTCTTACTAGCTTTATTAGCCTGAACACTTCCGTAGACAGAAAGACCAGTACCGACAACAGAAGCTGCAATAGCAAGACCTGCAATAATTGTAGATGCAATAGCCATCAGTTTACCTTAAAATATGTTAACTCTGAGACAGAGTAACCACGTCGTTTATAAAATTTATCAAGATCGGAACCACCTTGGATACTAGCCATACTAACACCAGAACAACCTACTTTCTTCTGCCAGTACTCGTAAGCATCGAGGAGTTCGATGGACTCTCTCCCACGGTAACCCTCATCGACCCACCAGACCAACTCAGTAGCCAACTTCTCAGTAGAGCAGAGTGGCTCTGTAATAACAGCTATGAGGGTTCCGATAACATCTCCGCCTTTATCCATAAGGACGAGTACAATAGACTCGTCTTTACTATTAGTTATCAAACCGGAAACAAGGGCAGAGGTTTTAGCGTTGTCATACCTGAGAGATGAATAAGGAGTCTGGTTATAGAACTCCTTGATCATCCTAAGCAAGACAGGAATATCTTCTTCTGTAGCAAACCTAATCAAGGGAGTTGGTTCGCTGTTTCAAAGACAGAGTAGCCAATAAGATTGAAGGGCTTTCCTGTTTCAGATCTACATTCAAACTGAACGACATTTCCTGTTCCTAGTACTTTTAATCTTCTGTATGTAACAGCATAGTTGCTGTCTGCTTTATAAGCTTGCTGGACAGAAGAGTATTTACCAGAGTCTCCGCTATTAGCAAAAGATCTTCTAGCACTAAACATCAAGGAAGAGTTAGCTTCCTGTTCACAGAAAACCATTACGTAGTTCGTCTGGAACTTTCTGATTGCATCTGCATGGATTTTATAACCTGTGACCAGATAAGAACTGTAATCGATCTCTCCGAAATCCAGATAAGTATCTGCATTTTCTAATGCAAATAATATATCTACAGTTCTAGGATCATAAGTTATATAAAAGAAGTTCGATGACACTGGAACTCTTGTAGCGTAGCTTACAACTACTTCCTCGTCATCTGAATTAACAACATCTTCTCCAGTAGAAATCTCAACGATTTCATTAACAGTAGAGTTAGTAAATCCTTTAGTACAGATTATACCAGAAATAACTGGCTTCTCATCATTGTTAGGTGCTGTCCATAAATAGAAAGCACCAGTTGTAGTATTAAAGTTCAGTATCTTATCGTAGTAATAAAAAGAAAAACCTTTATCACCGGATTCATACAACCATTGTACAACTTTAGTAACTGGGTTGTAAGAGCCCTTTGCATACTGTTTCCCAGTAGAAGGAATGTTAACAAAGAATTGTCTTATACTTGTGTCTATTAAAGACTGGACAGAAGCAGACTGTGTAACTGGATCTATCTGTAAACCATAGATGCCATCGTAATTCCACCACAAAGGAAGATAGTTCACAATAACAAAAGACGAACTAGACACACAAGGAACTGAAGAGACTTTCTTTATTGCATAATCATTTGCTGTAAAGCCAATCCCTGAGTTACCAGAGATACTCCACACGCCATTGCTTGCAAATACAAAAAGATCAGTACCTAAAGGAACCATCTTAAAAAGAGTTCCAATTTCAGGTATAACGATCACACCGCCATCAGTTGGCAAAGCATCAGAAAGATTCTCTGAAGTAGGATCATTAATCTGATAGCACTTTCCTTCCTTCCCAGCAGTATCTAAAATCTGAGAAAAGAATATCCGAGAGTTATAGTTATCAGCACCACATCCACCGTAGAAAACTCTACCAGCATGGAATGCTACTGTCTGAGGTCTCTCATAGCCAGAACCTTCATTAGGAATTCCGTAAAGTCCAGAGACACTCGATCTGTTCTTATTGAAAGCATCTAAGATGAACTTCCCTCTAGGAGTAGGAGAGTTACCTGTATAGATCCTGTTTACATAAGAGATATCGAATTTATCATCGCTATCTTTATAGACCCACCAGATATCAGCATTGCTAGGATAATCACCTCTTCTGTTATTCCAGTAAGCTATAGGATCTAGAACACCTAGGGTTGTTTCTACGTAGCCCCCCCAACCTTGGTTAAGAAGATTATATTTATGGTAGTCTCCCAAAGAAGCAGGTCTAGCATCTGTGTTAAGGCCATCATTGAGGCCTTCTATATCTCGGACTCTCACGAAAATAATATCAGTGGATATCGAGTCTGTAGAAGGATTGTAATTGACTTTAAACGGTTCACAGTATCTATGAGTAACGAAAAGGCTTCCGTTACCTGATGTGAGTTGTACGGGGTATAGTTCTATCTGAGATGTATTTCCTGCAGAAAAAGATCTAAGGTCTACAGAAAAATTCTTCTTTCCAGAACTTAACGAGTTCTCTTCAGGTTGAAAAAATAAAAGAAAATTGCCGATCTGTAAGACGACAAACGTTATATCTCCCCTGCCTGCAACGCTCTCCCAAACATATTCGGAAACAACTCCATCACCACTGGAATAATCATTGTAATTAATAGGCACTGAGTTATCTTCTACTCTGAACCCTTTTCGTCTTTGGACTTTACCTGTCTGTTTAAAGATACAGTTTTCAGTTTCTGTGCAAGCATTCTCTGGAAAATTCAGTCCAGTTGCTTCAGAAATCATTCCTCGAACGAAATTGTTCTCAATAGATGTTCCTAGTGATCTAGCCATTAGCTTCTTTTACAAAAGGTTTAATTTTTTCTACGCTCTTATATCGCTTCATTGCGATGTAATTATCAGCTGCTATTTTGGCTTCTCTGAAAGAAGCGTACTGCCCGTTGAACTTATCAGGAAGAGATCCCATAGATAGCCACAAGATCCAACCTCGGTTAGTTTTCTTCTTCTCTAAATGAAGAGTGTTATTCTTCAATTCAATGACAAGATGGTTTGTTAGATCTCTTTCTTTGTCTTCGTAGTAACTCATCTTTTCTTTCTACCGTAATTAGGCAATCTATGTAGTTCATAGTAAGGACCTTTTTTTATAGCGTCCTTTGTTATCTGAGATCTAATCCATTGCTTTCTAGATCTCTGTACAGCATCTCCATTGTCCTGTTGCTTCATATCTACAAAGCAGGCTTTCTTGGCTTCCTGATAGAGAAGAGCGAACTGTTCTGCATCGAGATCAGGAACAAATGTATCTTCCTGAGAAAACGTAGGGAGAGTATTACCGTAGGCCATGGTTTTATTTGAGACAAGAGTGGTGTCAATGTCAGACCTAAATGCATCGAACAGAAGAGTCCTGTCGTCTACACAAGTATAGTATCTTGGGAAAGCATTATTCTTGTAATAGAAAGTGAATGTCTGTGTACCGAGGATTAACTCATAGCTACCAGTCTCGTCAGACTCTCTATCTAAAGAGTATACTACTTTCATAAAATCTTGAAGAGACAGAAAGATTAGATCTTCATAATGAGCGGTACCATTATCTTCTGCTTTATCGTACTTCAGCCAGTCTAATGTAGTAGCAAACTCAGGTCTGTATAAGACAACAGGAACGTCAATATCATTAGGTGACTGAAGTTCATAGAGAGTCGTCTTCTCAGGCAATTTCAATCTTGAGATCAAATCCCAATAGACATTCTCTACTTTTCTAGCTACCTGTATAGATTCAACATTATCATTGATGGAATCAACTTCATCAGAGTCCATATCATATAGGATATCTTGTACTATTCGCAGAAGTGTCTTTTTCATCTTACACTCTCATAAAATTTAATCCATCTATCTGTTTTATTGGCGCATTTCTTTAGTGCTGTTCGCTGTTCACCGATAGTATCAATCATCCGAGCTCCTACCTGAACATCAGGTACTCTACATCCTACAGACAGATCACCGGGAGCTTGAGGGAGACTAGCGCAACTTGCTAACGTCAGACTTAGAAAGAGTGCAGTTAGGACTACGAGCTTCATTCTTCAGTTTCTCCAATTTAGTGTCTAATTTAGCATTCTCTTTGTCTGACTTCTTGTAGTCTTCTATTGCAACAGATACTGCAGATTCAATCTTCTTTTCATGAAAGAAGTTAGTAAAACTATAGATAGACTGGAGTCCTCCTGCACCAACGAGGACTCCAATCGAGAACGAAACAATTGCGACTATCTTCAACATTATACTGGTGTATTCTTTCTATTCTTATTCCAGAAATAAAATCCAGCAACTGCTATAACAAGTAAGACAATACCAAATCCAAAAGCATACGGATTATTTATAGCTCCAAAGAGAGTGCCTCCAGCACCTACACCAGCTATACCGGTATTAAGGATACCGACCGGATCCTTTAATAACGAGGCTGGTTTAGGTAAAGCTTCTTTATCTTCCTTGGTAATATTCATAGTCTGTTCAGCTTTAGGAAGAAGAGCCTCATCAGCTGCATTTAAGGCATCCAAGAAATTCTTGTAGTAGCCCGCAATGAGTTTGGCTTTATCAGTACCATTTATGATACGTCTAGCGCCTACAGGGTCTGACTTACCTGAGTTAAAATAATCAGACAGTTTCTTTCCTGTAAATACTCCCCGCTCCATTCCCTGAAAAAGTATCTTTACAGAGACAGCAGGATCTAAAGCCTTATCCGGTTTATCAGCAATACCGTAGAGTTCATAGTTTCTCTTCCAAGTAAGCTGTACATACCCTCTACCATAGTATGGATAATACGGCTTACTCTTTAAATACTTCTCACCACCATACTCTTTAACTGGCTGTATAGTAGCAGCAGTCTCATGAAAGACAGTAGCTAGAGCATAAGCTAGATATTCGTTACTCCAGCTTGGGTAATTACTCTCTTTGTAATCAAGTATATTCTTTAATCCATTTACCTGATTTTGGGAAATAGAATTACCAAATGGGGCTTTTCTTACGTAATTAAAAAATACAGTTCTGTTCATGGCGTAACAATCTTTACAATATCACTCTTAGCTGCAGAGAAAACCTCCATATATCCAGACGGAATATTAGAGAAATCTGCTGTGTCTAGTACAGTATATATAGTCCCTTTAAATGAACTAAATGCAGAAAAGTCATGTAACTCTTCAGTGTATGTAGACAGCCTAAAATCACCATGGAAGTTAAGCCACTTAACATCTTCTGTACTTGCGATCATCGCAGTAGGCTGAGCAGGATGAGGAGGGCCAATCCTAACATCTGAGTTAAACATATTAATCTTGAAATCAGGAGCAGTGCTATCTAACACACCAAAAACTGAAGGTGCATTAGGACCTGTTTCAAAATAAGTAAAGTTAAACATATTGCAGTCATTGAGGTTTGTATTAAACATTATAGTTGCTAACACACCCGGACCATTCTCTTGATGACCAGCTATACGCAGATCAAAGTGAGAAGACCCATCATCAAGAAGAATATTACAAACTCCATAGTGAGAATATGTATATAAATCTTCAAAAGTAAAATTAGCAGTCAAATTAGAAATATGGAGAGGTATGCCCCAATCAGACTGTAGATGACAATGGAGATAGTAATTAGCATTGATGCCGAACCACTGAGTTCTAGGATACATAGGATCCGGAATAGCGAATTCCGAAGTAAATGTCGAAACATCGTAGTCTGAGATACGTACACTGAGACCTGTTTCTGTATAGCCCCCTTCGTCTATAACTGTTGGCATAAAGTTATGATAGGTACAGTGTTCGTGGTACTGTATTTCACCAGACACATTTAAGAAACAAGCGTTAGTGAAGTATCCTCTGAACTGACAATGATTGAAAGAGCATCCTGAAACGTCAGCATCATCAATCCTACCAATTGTAAATCCATAAGACGGAGCTGTAGTGCCAGTTAAATCCGGATCATCGGCAAATATAAAGAGCTTATCAACCCAAAGTCCTTTCGAATAAAATCCGTCGACTACAGGTTTACTAGCTGTAAATAAAGGATAAATACAAGCTGCGTTACCCCATATCGTAAGACCTTCACAACGAAGACCTGTAGAATTAATACTGCTCGTCGTTTTGTAAATGGCACCATCTCTAAAGGCAATGCCAAAATTAGGTAGACCATTGAACCAAGTAGACAAACCATCAACCATACGAGTTCTAGCCCAATCAAACACTTTATTGATGGCTACAGTATCATCAGTTCCTGTCTGTGTCTGTGGGTTAAAGTCACCTTTAGCACCCGCCATCTCAACATAGACACGACGCTCAGCTATCTCCCACCAAGCGCCATCTAAAGACTGTATCTTTAGAGCATGAGCAGGTTCTGATACAACTCTTTTATAAAGAGCCCCACCTCCATCTCCAGCAGAAGAATACCCAGCAGTCCTAATGGCATTCTGAGATCCTGCAATTGTAGCGAACTGAACTGCTGTTACAGTATCAAAATCGTAGTTATATATAGGACCTTCAGCAGCACCAATTATAGAAGCCAGAGCAGTATCCCCAGCTATTCTATTACTTGTCTCATTTATTAAGTCCTGTCTTATCTCATCAATAGACCCGAGATCAATGTAGAGTTCATCTAAATCCTGTTTTCTAACAGGTTCAGAACTATTGACAGGCTTAGGAAGATTGGTAATTCTTCGATTGTCCATGTTTAGAGTAGCTTCCATTGTGTTTGGAAGCTGTCCATTTCTAGACAAAGTGTTATCAAGGTAATTAGATAAATTCGAAAAATTCTGATTTAATCTATTAAGAAACGAGCTTTGGTTAGCCAGTGAAGAGAAGGTATTAAAATTTACTTTAGGCATAGACGTAATTATAATCCACTCTAACTACTGCTTTAGCAACACCAGAAGAAGCTCCATCAGTAGAAATTTTCATAAAAGAATTATTCGGTATCGAATTATTAGAAGTAGGTGTTATAGTAAATAACTGACCAGCAGCTGAGCCTGAAAAAGGAATTGAGACAGAGCCCATGGAATTGCCTAAATTGTCATAAGCTTGTACTGTGGCATTAGCTGTGGTAATAGCACCCTGTAAACAGACAGTAATTAAGTCTATATCACAAGCAAAAGGCATAGGAATGTAAATATCTTCTGCAGTAGATATATCTGTAAAAGTTACATTAGTAACATCAAGATTAGCATTTAAAATAATATCTGTGAAGAGATACCAAGCACCTGTTCCATCTCCTGTACTGACATAGACTTGTCCGAAAGAAGCTGTTTCTATACCTTTAGGTTCATGAACTTCATCACCGACTAGTGCAGAGTGCTGTACCATATTAGGCTCCTATAAGAGCTGAAAGCTTTGCGTTGATAGAAGCAAGGGCGTTTTTGATTGCAACTATATCAGCCTGAGCATAAGACGTGCCAGCAGTAATGGAAGCTAGGGTACCCGAAGCCGTACCACCTGTGTTGTCTGTTAGCGCAGTGACACTCTTACTGGCAGCAATATCCGAGACTGCAACCTCTCTGCCGTTCGTGTCAATGACTGCGTCTACCTTTAATGCAAGGCCGGTCCAATCCATTGTATGATTTTTATCGTGGGCCATTTATTTCCTTTCTAGTACTGGCGGTATGCAAGCAGGGACCGCCAGTAGTTACATATTAAAGATTAAGTAGTAGCAGTCTTCTTGTACCAGTACAGACGAAGCCGAATTCGACCAGCTGTAAAGAGTGTAGAAGTTGTGGCAGAAGCAGTGATATAACCCGGATACGAAGCCGAGGCTACAGTACCAACGAGAGCGCCAGCATACGTATCACCAGCATGCAAGCGGTTAGTCTCACCTTCAACATTCATATTTGCAATCGGGAAAGCTGCGAGAATACCGTTGTAGTCAATCTCAGTCTCAGAAGCGTCCTGTCTAACAAGACCAACATCGATAGCTACACCAGTAGCAGCAGCAGTGTCTGCAATCACTTCCACACGACCGAGGACCTTCCCCTTAGGGAAGACAACTCGGGACTGAACTGTTTCAGCCTGCGTCAGATTAGCAAGATTGATTTCGATGTCGATAACACGAAACAGACCGTCTGTTTCATACTCGCCACCATTACCAATCTGAGTGCCATCAGACGGGAAGTAAACTTTAAGACCATCCTTATTAAAAGCGGGCATTTAAACCTCCTTAAGCGAGAGCCGCAGAGACATCGGACAGAACAGTCACGAAGTTCTCAGGACGATAGAAACCAAAGCCATAACGAGTCGTCATGACATATTCATCTCTCTGGAGGTCCTTATTACGCTCAGATTCCCAACGAGGAGCCTGACGAATAGCACCGATAAACGGATTGGCATCACCACCAGCAGCCGAGAAGAAGATGTTAGCAACACCATCACCAGAGACTGAAGTAGTAGAACCCGGAGAACCAGCAATGGTTTCAGTCAGACCATTCGGAAGGAATTCCGAAGTGTAGACATCGAAGCCATAAATATTAAACTGGAACTGCATACCAGTCGAGAAGCCATCACGGATGATACCTTCCCACTTGGGGTTATACGAGAGATTAACGAGATTGGTCAGCGTCGAAAGCTGGAACTCAACCGAGGGATCAACGATCGCGACAAGGTTAGTCATCGGAACGAAGGCTTTCTTCAGAGAGTACTTAGCTCTGGCGAAGTCCTGCGGAGTAAGCGTAGCATTCGTACCCTGAGCCACCCAGCGGTGCGGGGCACCATTCCAAGTATTCAGGTTGCCAGAAGTCTGGCCGCTAACACCGATATTAAGGACCTGACGTTCCATCTCTTCCTGAAGAGCACGGTTCTGTCTGGGGTTAATACGGGCAATAAGCTGATCGGCATAATACGAATCCTGCTTGAACTTGTCAGAGACGTACATACCCGAACCCTTATACTGCGAAATCTGGAACGTAAAGTCACCAGTCGCGAAGTCAGTGTATCGGATAGCCTCACCCTCTTCAAAGTCAAGGATCTGAGCAGTGCCAATCGACGGGATGTGAAGCGTGTCACCATCACCGAAGTCAGTAAGCCAATTGACATACTTAATCGCCTGAAGATCAGCCCAGAAGATCTCCTTGAGTTCTCTGGACCAAAGATCAGATCGAATCATATGATCAATGGTTTGCGTGGTAATACCAGCCATTTAATTCTCCTTAAATTTTATTAAATTCGTCCCAGCCAATCTGGCGGATTGAATTGTACATTTCCTTTTGAACTTCAGGGGAGTAGTACTTCTTGATATCAGTCTTCAGAAGATTCTGATAATAAGACATTCCTCTTTTTGCAACAAGAGAACCGTCTAGATTGACTGTACTAGTAGTAACACCCTCCGGGGAAACTCTAACGGGATTTCCAAACAATGCGAGAAAGGCCTTAGGGGACTCAGCAGCAAGTCTAGAAGCCTGTTCCTGAGACATACCGTTTTCAGATACTCTCTTTGCCAGCTCAGCTGGAGAAACTCCATTTTTGTCAAGCTGTTCTTTAACGGAACGGGTATTTCGATCTCTGGCTGCATTTGTTTCCTGTTGAGCAAACTCCTGTTTGACTCTATTAATAATTTCTTCTACGGACGGTACTTCAGGAGAATCGGGTTTTGTAACCTCTTCACTGATAGGCGTTCTGGTAGCTTTAGCTTCCTCAAGAAACTTCTCAAGAGAAATTCTCCCATTGAGTTCCTTTCGGAGTTCAGCCTGCTCAGCTTCTAGACGCTTGATGAAGTTATCAGCTTCAACCTTGCCTCTAGCCAGCTCTGCTGGGCTCTTAAAGCGCTTGTCTTCTCCGACAAGCTCTTGAAAATAGTCCTTCGAGGGGTCAATCTCAGGACCGGATTCTGTAAATAAATCAGACATATTACTTCCCTTTGTCAGGTACTAGTGGATTTAAAAGAGCTAAGAGATATCTTAATTCTCTTTTAGCTCCAATTATATCTGCTTCTCGATAAGCCCAAGAAGGGTTTTCGTAAGCATCTAAAGAGACTTCTCTAACAGTCTTTTCATTCAGCCTTTTTGTCGCAAGCTTATGTAACTGTAACAGGACTTTACGAGAACGTAAAATAGCTCTATAGAATTCTTCTTTTTCATCTTCGTCTATTCCGATAAACCACTCAGAAGAGACTTTTATATCACTCACTGGACACCTCCCTGATCAGAGGGAGGTCCAGAATAATCATCTGGAGTTAGACCAGATGGTGTCATAGCATGCATTTGTGTAGTTTCACCCTGCGTCATCTGAAGTCTTTGCGCTTCAGCCTCTTCCGATATACGAATATTCGGAACAACAAGTTTGTAACCAGACAGATCCAAGAGATCTTCGAACATTTCAGCAAGAGCAACAGACGAGAAGTGAGCCTTTACAAGGGGGTCCATTCCTACCTGAGAGCTAAAGAAAGCAGTAACATTCTGGACTTTCTCTGCATACTCTGCGAAATGTCTGGCAGCCATAGGAACTATTCTTCCATTGCCAGTAATGTCTTCAGGAGAGATTTCCTCAAAAGTAGCAACCTTTAATTCATCATCAAAGATACGAACTAAAGTTGAACCAGTCATCTTTCTCTTAGCCATCTCAAGCATCGCATTAAGCAATGGTTCGATTATCTGCTCTTCAAAGATCTGTACTTTAGTCTGGAAAACTCTTGAAGCCGCATTCTCAAGTCTCTGAACTTCATATGCTGTCTTCTCACCGGGAGTTCTAATACCTAGAGCTTCTTTAGGAGCTCCAGCCATTTCCTCCATCTTAGCTTCATACCAACCAACTTTATTGTCGATCATAAGAGAATTAGAATCAGGAGTAAGTAACTCTACATCACCATCATCACCAATAAAGATCTTCTCCATTGGCCCCCATTCGTAATCCTCAACGAAGCCTTTGATCTTCTGGACAGGATAAGCAGTAAGATCCATCAAATCTGCATTTAAGTTTTCAAGATGGTCTATTCTGTACTGCATTCCGACTAGATTATCCAGTGGTCCCATAGACCAGAGGTTGTCCTGTCGATCTCTCCAACCAGCGTGGAAGATCTGAGGGAATCCAAACTGCGAAGGATTAGGTTCCAATGATAGGACACGATGACGATCAACTACTCGAATGATATGGTTCTTATAGAATTTATCATTTAATTCATCGTAGATGTCACCAAAGAACGTTAACACTTCTACGTAATTGCTAGACAAATACATCTGGTACGAACCAAATCCATCGACTCTTAAAGACGTATCTTTATAAGTCTGGCCGTAATCTACCCAATTGGCAGCTCTGTGCCTAATCTCAAGCATGTATTTCCAGAGATCATCCAGATACTTTTTATTCTCTTCAGTAGACTCCTGTTCAATTAGTTTCTTGACTTCACCTAGTGAGATTAAAGCCTTTACTATCTTAGGAGACTCAGTGAAAGAAGCAGCCAATGGATTGAAAACTGTATCAAGAGGAGATAATCTCTTTGCTATAGGTCCTGTGTACCCTACGGCTGTTCTGTCTTCCAAGAACTGTGTTTCATCTTTCCAAGCTGGAGCAGCAATTGCATTACCATAATCTATATAATCTAAGACAAGGCGAGAGACTATGTTCTTAAAATCACTACGATCTATAACATAATACATAAAGTCCTGAATGGCTTTTCGCTTCTCAGGTTTATCAGACTCTTCATCAAAGGCAATCCAATCTAACCACTTCCTCTTAGGGAAGAGGGCCTTCATATAGTTAGCGTAAAGGTTATCACGAATCTGTGTAAGCTTGGGGAGTGTCGTAGAGTTCTTCCAAGGAAGAGTTCTATTAGTAGTAGTGGAAGTATCAGTAGCGTAGAGATACCTCTTTAATTCGTCCCACTTACTAAGTGTAGTGACTCGCTGCATATTGTAACGGTTCCAGATCTCGGCAATTCTCATACCAAGATCATCTTTAACCATTACACTTTCAAAATCAAAGACTGTACCAGTCACTAAATTCCTCCAAACCTATTACTTACAGTTGGATAGTATTTCATTCTTGCACTTGGTTTAAATAGATTTGCAGAAGGGGGCAAAGCAATCTCAACAGCACTAGCTAGGGCATCTTTAACATCATCATGAGGAGGATTCTGAAGGATCAGTTCTTCTTCAAGAGTTTGACAGTCACCACCAATGTAGTGCCACATCTGCCTGTTATTGTACTTAGGCTGTAGGATAGCTGATATTCTTTCTTGTTTCGTGCCGATATGTCTTGTAGGAACGTACTCTTCTACAGAGAGCGCCAGACCATTAGGTCTAATATAGTTCTGCTTCAGATCATTAACGATTGTCTTCTGAGCACCAACTACCTCGGCTCTGAGCTTTCTGAAATTCCACTTAGTATGTAGACGAAGAATGTGTTCGTAATACTCAGAAATTTTACCGGACTTAAATCTATCTACTTCTAAGACATAGTAGTTATTCTCAGAGTCCATTCCAACAACAACTATACAGGTGTAATCGGCTTTCTTAGAGACGACATAAGCAAAGTCCACAGCTGCAAAGACATTTAATTTTCTGTCTTTAAAGTAGAGTTTACCATCTGAATATCGAAGATGTTTCTGTTCGTAGTACTGGAAGTTATCTCTGCCAATAGCAGCTCCAGACAAATCATTAGGATCGTTGTAGTACTGAGCTCTGAACTGTGTAGCATCTAAGTACTGAGCTCGTTTGATCTCTAAGATCTTACGATCGAAACCAAACCACTTTCCATCAGATCTCTGCTGCCTTGGCCAGAGATATTCTCCTGAACCGTCACCTACTGACTCAACCTGCCTTTCAAAGACCTCAAAGAGGAATTCATCCCCTGTAACCTCTCCAATATCGTTAAAGAAGGGGACTGTTTTTGCTGAGATTGATCCGTAGAGGTCATTCGGGTGATATCTCGTTCCGACAATCCATTCTTTTGCGTCCGCCCCTTCAATAGAGGCGAGTAAGGAATATTGTCTCTCGACTTTAGAACGTCCCTCTTCCGTGTAGGCATTTTCGAAGATAACGACGTCATCAAGGACTGCGATATCGCAGTGGAGACCCGTAATCGTTGTGGTAAGACCTGCGGCGAAGATCGTACTATCGCGAATTGCTTCCTGTTTACGCTTGGGATGGTCAACCGAGAATTCTCCTTCTGTCCATTTCTCTCTTTGGGATTTGTCTTCATTCACCATTTCAGGCCAATAAAAACGATACTTATCAGAAGTTAAGATATCCCCAATAGCCTTTACCTGCTTCGTAGCAAGACCAGAGGTGCTGGAGACATACATAATTCTAATGGCAGGGTTCTTAGTTATCTCCCAAGCAACCCGATAAGCAATCATTGCTGATTTACCATGATCGCGAGGTAGAAGAACTAATTGGTGAGACTTAGCGTCTTCTCTTGTCCACCAGTTTATAAGGTCTCTATGTACCCCACCAAGAACTCTCTGAGGATGAACAATATTAATAAAATACTCTAGGGACTGCTCAGCAGCTTCTTTAACTAGTTTCTTTTTATTTTCTAAACTCATGGAACATTTATTACAAAAGGAATTATTGTAGTCATCTTATAAGGAACCCAATTAATTTAATAGAAGCCCCAAGAGCTACACCTAAGACAGCTGCGAAAAGAGTAAGGATTTTCCAGGTAGTAGAAAAAATAGTTCTAGAAGTAAGTAGAGTATCTTTGATCTGTTGTATATCTGTTTTTACAGATCTGATATCATCTTTTACATTACGCAAGTCTTCCTTCATGGTATTGATATCAGACTCCATTCTACCTATATCTTTCTGTATTGTGATTAATCCTTCAGACATAGTAGAACTTTATGAAGTCAAAGAATTTCTGAGATTTAAAAGACTTGTAGTTATTGCTTCAGCTTGCCATCTTCCGAGAATAGAAGATCCATAACTACTTAAATGAGAACCATCTCCAGCAGCCATCAAGTAGTCTGCATTACCTACCCCTGTGGTTGCTGAGGGATTTCCTGTCCCGGAAATAGGAGCACCCGGTACTGCATTAATTATTGGGACAAAGACAGAAAAAGGATCTAGAAAAGAATCAAAAGCGGATTTGACTGCAGCTTCATTTTGAGTAGAAGAGAGTGTTCCACCATTTGCTCCAGCTACGGGATACGCACCCATTTGGATTATCAAGGCATTAGGAAACTGATCTCTGGCGGCCTTTAATGCAGCTAGACAATTACTAGTCACATTTGCTGCACTCTGATTTTTATCATTTAATGAAGCTCTCATTAAGATAACATCAGGAGTCCCACCAATAGAAAGGTCTCCGTTATTAACCCTGTCCAAGAAATTATAGCCAGAGTTAGTATTTACAAATCCTGTACTGGCTGCTCCAGATTGAACGTGGCTTTGCCAGCCCATCCAATCAGCGCAAACGTAGTCAATACCGTCTGCTAAGTGTGTGGCGGCTGTGCCTACCATCCAGCTATCGCCGAGAGCTACACTTCTTATAGAAGGATCAGCTGCTCTGTGGACCTTTCCAGTAGCTGAAACATAGACACCAACAAAGGCTTGATTTAATTGTGTCTCAACAATAAATTCTCTGATATTTCTAGTACTGAATTCATAAGAAAAATATCTAGTACCACTGGTGGCTCCGGGCACTAATCCAGTCGTATCAAGGTACTGCCCATCTATAAGAATTCTATAAGCTCTGGAAGATCCAGCTAAACGGAGGGTTACCTTTTTGTCTTCTACAAGGAATCGTATTCTTGAAGCAGAGCAGTATCCTCCATCATTGAGTCCGGTATTACCCCCTGTAGCGGCAATCTTTGCTGTTTTTATAACAGATTGAGACGATACATAGCTTCCAGACATTTGGAATAAAGTCGGATAAGTAGAGACTAGGTATCCATTAGTTTGAGCGACTGGGGCTGATGTACCATCATCAGTTACTGTTACAGTATCCCAATACACTCCCCAAGTTCTAGGATTCCCATAACTGGCAGCTGCTTTACTATTAAGGATTTTATTAAGAGTATCTACTCTAGAAGACTTGACTTTACTCCAAGAAGGTGGATTAAGGATTAGACTTGCCATCAGCCTCTGAACTCCACGGAAAGAACCACATTAGAGCTGGCAATAAATTTAATAGCACCAATATCTGCAGAGCCAGTTAAACGAAAAGACCTCTGCATATCCTGTGCAATAAAAGAGCCTCTAAGAGTAGAATCCACAGCCTTTACCGGTGTAGATCCGTCCAGAGTAAACACTACATCTCCTGTGACAGGCCAGAACCATACTTCCTTAGCAGTAGCGGGAACAGTTGTAATAGCCCCAGCAGCAGTTGTCAGAAGAGAAGACAAAGTCTGAGCGGTGGTTGTTACCGTAACTGTCTGATGACCTAAAGGTTTTATTGTCGAGTCTGTAACAGGAATACCGGGTATTGTTGATTCCGGTGATCCAAGAGCTTTTCCAAAACTATCTGAGATAGTGATAAGCTCAGATCCGTCATTCATGTATTTTCCCATTAATTATCCTCTAAAAGTTCTAGGTCTTTGAGGATAAGACTCTCTTCCTCGGCGGCCTGTTTAATCTCTGCTGTTATATCATCCTTGCTAGGTCTACCCCTTTTGGATGCCTGCTTGGACTGTGGTATTGCTGCTTCCCAAGAACGATCGATCAGTATCTTGTTAGCTTGGAATTGATTCTTTGACTGCTTGTCTTTAGCTTCATTCTTGATTACCAGAAGGGCTTCTGAGACTGTACGTAGATGGAGTTCTTTTCTCCATCGTGAAATATAAGGGACAAACCATTCACAACGACAAAGCTTTTCCCAGTGGTTCCAGCCTTCAAGATAAGTTGTGGCAAATGTGTATTCAGTTTGATCTCCCATATCCATGTAATACTTGAAGAGACTAGGATACGTGATTCCATCAACTGTATGGTCAGAATCTTTAAGAGTGTACTTAGCTTGTCTTAAGGAATTCTTGTTAGTTTCAAAGAATAATCCTCTTAAGAGTATTTGAGAATTATTTCGGAATTCAGTATCAAAGCCTTTTTGCATTTGAGTGGATTTGTCTTTCTTTATTGTAATTTATTATAATTCAATATATACTATATTATACCATATTTTGAGACAAAAGTCAAGACAAAAATGAATATAATAAAATATATTTTAAAAAAGACAAAGAAAATAAATAAAAATACAAAATTGGTCTTGAAATTTTAAAATTAGTTACTATATAATACTATAAGTACTTACTGATAGTGCCCTATAGGAATTACTCTAAGAGATTACTTAAAGTCTTTTTACTTACTAGAATGTTTATTAGACTACAGTAAGTATTACTTTAAGAGATTACTTAGAGTTATTAGTTAGAGTTAGTACTTAGAGAGTTACCGGCGGTTAGTGCTGGCAGTATTTTCCTGCCAGTATAGTACTTATAGTATTATATAGGGCAGATTCAGTAAATGTCAAGTACCTCGCATGCAAAAAGATGAAATTTATTGAAAATATTTTTGTAGTGAAAAGGAGAATTTCTTTTAGAAAATCTTAGGGTGCCTTTCACCCCCCGCCTAAGGGGGCCATCCCCCGGGGTACCGCCAGTACCGTACCGTTCGGTAACATTATGATAAGGCTCCCTTACTATGTGGTAATATGGTAGTGTATCTACCTGATGGTAAGGTATCCATATCATAAGGTATATTATATGCTTCCCTTAGCTTTTGTCCAGCCTAGATAATAAGGCTCCCTTATCAATATTACTAAGGCAACCGAACTATTAATTATAAGTCTCCCTTACAAGTGACTATCGTCACGCCTTATCAATAATCGTAAGGGAGTTATATCATATACCTTATCATCTGTTCCCTCACACGCGCATACGCTCTCGCGCGCGTTCGTCATACCCGCGTGGAATGCGATCACGGATTGTTAAAGCCTGTAACATTTGTTTACTTGAACCTGGTCCGAGGACATGCCATCTTCGGATCGTACCAGCCAGTCAGGCAGTCGCCTTGGCCCCTACCTCTCTCGCTGGTCTCACTCACACT